CTATTTGAACTCCGGCACGGGATGCAGCCGGCAATCGTAACGACCAGCATTCGATCTCACGACAATCTGCGTGTTGTAGAACTCACCGGGTGACGCGGCCCGCCGCAAGTTCTCCACCACTCCGGCCGGTACGGCGCAGTAATGATACGCCGTCGCCTTGGCACCAATCCAGAGGATTAGGTATTGCTCAGTCCTTGCGTAGCACGAGCGCGTAAGAAATCCGCTCCCCGCGACCGGCTGGCAATCGAACTTATCCAATGAGATGCACTTGCCGTATTTGACGCAGACTGTTTCTGCCTCGACTGCAAAGCTCGCCACCGCCCAAAAGGCAATTGCTGCGATCATTCGCATTCGATTTCCATGGTCCCCGGCCACACAAACGGGTCGGAACAGATATTTTCGCCGTCCTTTGTAACTTCCCACCCCAGAAGGAATCCTGGCTCTCCGACCATCCGTGCAGAAAAAGTCGTAACCGCAGAGCCCAGTAGGAGTCCGACAGCGAGCCCAAGCGAAAACCTAGACATAAGTCCCCCAACGTAGTCTTAGAAAAGAGAGTGTCGTCTTCCCAAGTCAGCCAAGATTATTTATATTCCCATTGGTGCGGGGCGTGTCCTGACCGCGTACTTGGGGCTTCGGCCCCTCCGCCTCAGGCTGTACACGTTCTGCACTGCGGCGGCGCGCTGTGTTCTAATCCGGCGTCACGTACTTGAGGCGCAAGCTTCTTCGTGCCCGAGATCAGCGCGTCGCTCCCTACCCTGCTAGGATTACAGGTGATCACTTCGCGCCGGCGTTCTGCCGCCCCCGCGCAAGGTCTAGCATATTTGGGTACGCTAACCGAGTTTCACCATTTTTGGATTGAAGTGAAGAATCCCTTTTTCTTGCTTCGACCCAACGAACGTAAAAGGCAACTCTGGTTGCTCAGCATCAGGCCGGGGCATTGGCGACGGTCGGCGTCGCCGATTTGAGAACGCTGCTGAGGGGAGATGTTCGAGCGGCGGCAAAATGGGCGGGTTCTGCCCTTTGAACCAATCCTCGATAGAAACAATCTGCAATTTTGGCATATCGCCGTGAACAACTTTCGCGTTTCCTTCACGGATAGCCTCGGTTCTCATTTTTTCCGTCGGCTTGTGCAAACAAATAAAGAGTCCCATTTCGGCTTTTTCAGTGTCGAGAACATGGGCAAATGCGCGTATGTCGTCCAATTCTATTTTTCCGCCTTTTACGGAAGTCAGCATTCGCCCCCACGGCCGCCCAGGTCCGTTCGGGAAGAATAATTCACCGTCAATCCCTCTGTCCGCACCCTTCTTTCCACGCTCCCGGAGCGCATGGGGATTGAACAGATAATTGGCCCACCACTGGAATTGGTACTTGTCCCTCTCTGCTAGCTTCACGGCAGAAGCAAAATCGCGTGGCAGCAACTCGATTTCATAATCAACATGGCGTCCGCGCTTCTCAGCGAGATCAGCAAGGCGGCCCTCAATAACCTTTACTGCATGAACAGCAATATCAATCCCAATCCATTGACGGTCTGCTTGTTCGGCAGCCTCAACGGTTGTTCCGCAGCCGCAAAATGGATCCAAAACAACTTGGCCAGGATTCGATGAAGCGCGGATTATTCGGTCTAATAATGCCAATGGCTTCTGTGTTGGATAGCCGGTCCGCTCCTGCGCCTGAGAGTTCAGTGGTGAAATATCGAGGATTAGGTCTTGTAATGCTAACCCCTTGCCTAGCACGCGCTTAAACCGAGGGAAGCCGCCGCTGCGGGGCCAGTGAATTAGGCCATGCTGATCGAGAACGTCTAATTTGTGAGTAGTCGAAAGCTTGGCTCCGGCTTCCTCTCCGATTGCCTCAAACACAGCTTTATTGCTTATCTTCCAATGTACACCTTTGTCAGTCGGGTTGAATCCTTTCCATGGGGCTCCTGAATCTCCGCGACGGGTGCCCGGCCCCGTAAGATTGTCGTCAGCCCATCGCCGTCCGCTCTCATCGACGTGCTTGTATCGTGCTTTGTAGCTGTCGTCATACTCCGTAAATAGCTTGTTCCAAACGTAATCGTTCGTTTTGGAATAGAACAAAATGCAATCGTGCACGTCTGCCCACCGCTGCGCGGCTGAATGGGCGCTAGTGCGTTTCCAGATCACTTCGCTTTTGAATGCGCCGGGGCCGAAAACTCCGTCCAATACCACTTTCAGGTAGTGGCTGGCGGTGGGGTCGCAATGCAGATAAAGTGAGCCGGTAGGCTTCAGTTTGCGATGCAACTCCCTCAATCGGACGGCCATCATCACCAAATAGGCCATCATGTCGCTTTCCTTGAGCGCAGTTTTTAGTGCGTCAATTAAGCGAGCGGTGTTGCCACCGAAACCCATCAGTTCACGGTAGGATTCCTGCGCGTCTTCTAACCAAGACCAACTATCCCGAAACGCCTGGGCTTGCGCGGACTCAGCATCGCTCTTTCGGCTTTCAAATAATACGTTGTATCCGGCCTGACTGTTGAATGGCGGATCGAGATAAATCAGATCAACGCTCTCGTCTGGGATGTATTCGCGTAAAATATCGAGATTGTCGCCGAAATACAGCTTATTCATAACACAGCCCCCCGCACCCACGCCGCACAAGTATGCGGGTGGGTTGCTTTAAATCGGTTCTTTCCGACTAAAGTAACTTCCGGTTATGGTTGCGGGAACGTTAAGGAGTTGTGGAAGTCGCGTCTGTTTTGTTCTGAGCTGAGGCCGGGAGCGACACGGCGGAGAACGCCATTACCACAACGTAGGCGGCGATGACAGCGACCAATATCGCCAAAATTGCTACGGTGCGGATTGGTTCGTTCATAGACCGATCATTTGCCTTTCCAGGCATTTACAAAGATGCCGATGATGCCAGCTCCGCCGATACCAGCGACGGCCAGCGCCGCACCTTCGTGTTCGCGTTCGGCCAAAAGGAAAACGATTGCTAAGATGACCAACAGGGACAGAAATCCGGCCGCGAGGCTGGCGAGGCGGTATCGTGCGTCAGACTTATTCTTGAAGATGTGTGAGTCGATAAACGCGTCCTGATCCTTCTCCGCCATCTTAAGAAGGCGACCGAAAGACCCGCGCTCTATATCTTCGTACCCCTGAACGGTTTCGACCGAAGGCAGCGGGCCAGAATGAATCTTTGAAACTGTAACAGCAAAAGACTGAACTTTGGATTTGAGGCGTTCAAGAACCTGCTGCTGTTGCGCCTTCGGCAGAATGTCTTTCACTGCATCGACAATTGACTTGTCGAAGGCTTTGTCGAGCTCCGGCGGTATAACGAGTTGATTCTCGTTAAGAGGCGCGGGCCTCTTTCCGTCTGTCGGTTTCAGATCTGGTGGCGGCACGATTCAGCGCCTTGCCTACGTTGTTCCAAGCTGCCGTCACCGTATCACCACGCTTCAGCGCATGCACCTGCCCGCCATGCGCAAGCATGCCAATACCTGACAGGCCAAGGGCGAAAGCCTTGACGTGAAAATGCGCTTTCTTGGAATAGCGTCTTGCCATGTTGACCGGGATTGTAGTGGAGGTTCAGTTACTAAACGATGACGTCACCGCCTTCGTTCCTCTCTCCAGGTATCGGTATAGCGCAGGCTGCGTTCGGCTTACAAGTCTTTCATATGGCTCATTGATTCTGTTGTATTTCCCCTTTGCCACGCCGACCCGGGCAGCCCCCCCCTCCTGTGGCCATACACCGACTCGGGTGCGATAGGACAAGTGATCCACTTTCGGCCACCATGAGCATCCGGGTGCCCCTCCTGCCCCTTGAACGAACATCCATGCTCTGTATGATTGTCGCCGGTTAGTCCCGGCCCCCCAACCCCCAAAAACTGCCAGCTCTCCCGCGATTCTAGGCGGGGGGGAGCATGTCTATTGCTGGGCTTGGAACAAGAGCCGCCACTGCGTCGATCGCAGTGCTGTTTCTCCTCGTTTTCGGTTCGGCCACGCTGGGCCACGACGCGCCGAGCGGCTGGGCCTATGACGCGGCCTGCTGCTCTGACCGTGATTGCGCTCCGCTTCCGGAAGGCAGCGTGCAGGAACGCGCGGACGGCTTTCTCCTGAAAACCACCGGCGAGCTGGTCGGGCGCGACAAGGCCAAGCGAGGTCAGGACGAATACTACCACCTCTGCCGGAGCGTCTACAGCAAGGCGATCTATTGCATCTATCTGCCGCAGCGGGGGAGCTGATGCCGGTCTTGTCATACGTCGCGAATGGAGCGTTGCGCCTGGGCACCAGGGGTGACGCGGTAATCGCGGTGCAACTCGCGTTGCGCGCCGCCGGGCATGAACTCGTGGCTGACGGAGATTTTGGGCAAGTCACGCTTGCCGCGGTGACGCGGTTTCAAGCCGCGCATCTCCTCACCCCGGATGGAGAGGTAGGCCCGCTAACCGCCAAGGAGCTTGATCGCATCGCGCTGAGAGCGCCGCGCCCGGCCCCATCCTTGCCCTCGGCTCTATCGATCGCACCGTGGCTGTCCGTGATGCGCGCCATCACCGGCACCAAAGAGATTCCTGGCTCGGCCGACAATCCACTGATCCTGGGCTGGGTTGACGAGATCGTTGCGGCCTATCCGGAACTGAATGGAACGGTCGGCTGGTACAACGATGATGCCACGCCTTGGTGCGGGCTGGGCTGCGGCTATGCCGTGGTCAAGGGCGGCTACAAACCGCCGAAGCTTCTGCTCGGTGCCGCCAATTGGGCGAATGAATGGCCGGATGGCATTCACCTGCGCGAGCCTGCGCTCGGCGCCATCATGGTGATGACCCGCCAAGGCGGCGGTCACGTCACCATGTACGAAGGTGAGGACGCCGAGAATTACTACGGCCGCGGGGCCAACCAATCCGACATGGTCAACGTCGCGCGCTTCCCCAAGAGCCGCAACTATCTTGGCTTCATGTGGCCCGCGGCTGCGCCGCCCCCGACCGGCTGGCGCGTGTTCACAACTTTTGCCAGCGCCGTTTCTGCCACCGAAGCGTGACCACAAACCCATTTGAGGTTCGACATGCAGATCACCACCGAGGACTTCCAGCGTTATCTCCGCATCTTCCTGCAATGGCTGGCGAGCGCGCTGGTCAGTTACGGCTTTATCAAGCCCGAAGCGACATGGGTCACCCCAGCCATCGGCGCGGTGATTGCCGGTGGCAGCTTCATTTGGACCATGTACGGCAACCGGGTACAGGCGAAGATCAACGAAGTCGCCAAGCTCGATGTCGTCGCAAGCGTGAAAGTCACCGACAAGGAAACCGCCGAAAAGGCGCCTGCTAACGTCACGGCGACCCGGGGCGCGACGTGACAATGTTCGACCTTTCACTTTTCGGATGGCTTGGCCTCGGCGGCGGCGTGGTGGCCGCCGCACTTGCCGTGGCCTGGTTCATCCCGCCGTTACGTCGGACCGCGCTTCTAGTAGCGGCCGCGGCATTCGCCGGCGCCGCTGCGTATGCCAAGGGCAACCGCGACCGCGCGGATCTCGAACAGCGCCGCAAAGACGAAGCGGTGCGGAAAGTGCAGAAAGACTATGCGGAAATCGATGCTCGCCCTGATGACGTTAAGTCTGCTGCTGACCGCCTGCGCCACGGCAGTTTTTGACGAACGTGGCTGTCCGCGTGAGATGGAATACACGAAGGCACAGCAGGCACAAATGGCGAAAGAACTGACCGCGGCTGGCCCCGCCATTCAGGGGGCAATGGTCGATTACGGTAAGCTGCGCGACAAGGTGCGCGCCTGCCGCGGAGGTGGCCCATGAGTTACGCCATCCGATATTATTGCGGCAATCGCCTATTCGAGTGGGTGATGACCGCCGCCATGCTCGGGCTGACCATAGAGATCATGCTGTGGCCAGAAACGATCAAGGCATCGGCCTTCCGTTTCATGCTGGAAATGATAAGCACGCAATTCCTTGGCTGGTTTTTTCTGATCGCGGGCTCTCTCCGCGTCGCCGCTCTGATTGCCAATGGGTCATGGCCGGTTTACGGCCCCTATCTCCGCTCGTTCACCGCCGGCGCCACGGCATTAATCTGGATGCAGATGGATGCAGCGCTGCTCGTGCTCGTTCCGATCAATGAAGCTCCTTCGCCCGGAATCCCGGTGTATTTCGCACTAACAATAGGAGAATTGATCTCCTGCTACCGAGCGCTGAGCGATGTCGGACATGGAACAAGCTAACCTTGGCCCTTATCCCATATTGCAGTTCGCTGCTGCCATCCTCGTCTTGGTGGGTGTTGGACTCGCGGTCTATCGGGGGTTTCGGGACAAGAGCAAAGCGCTGGACGCCAACGACCCGTCATCGCGCTGGTTTTTTGATGGACCTATTAAGGTCCATTTGGAGCAGCAAGCTGAGATTGTGCAACAGCAAGCTGAGATTATGCAGCACATCAAGGCTCTGCGCGAGGCGTCTGATCGACTAGAGCGGGAAAAAGCCGGTGAGGAATCGCGGAAGCACACCGATCTGCTTCAGCGACTTGTGATCGTCTTGGAACGTAGACGATGAAACCAATTGATCGGACGAGGCGTGCACAATGCAGAGCAATGCCGTCCTGTTGCGGGAGCACATTAACGCGCTCCGGGTTGCCGACCAACGCTTCGATGCCGAACGTGATCGACGCATCACGGAGGTTGGCCAAGAACGTGAAAAGGCGCTGAAGATCAAAGAAACTGCTGATGCCAATGCGCTCGAACTCGCCCGCGAGATACAGAAATACAAGGACGCAAAGGCCAACGATTTGCGCGAGCAAATTAACAGCGAGCGCGGCCTATATGCCACGAAAGAAGATGTTGAGCCGTTGAAAACCTATATCGCCGGGCAGATGGGTCGGGCCGGCGGGGTCGGCTCATCGTTCGCGGTGATATTCCAGATCATATCCAGTATCGCATCAATTGGTGCAATCGTCAGCGTTGCGTTTCTTCTCTCTCGTAACTGAAAGGAAATAATACGATGTCGATAGGTCTTATCTTTTGGATAATCATGCTGATCTGGCTCTTGTTTGCGCTGGCCTGGAATAGCGGATGGAGCGCGATTGGGCCGCATGGTCCGCTTGGCAACAGCCTGTTGCTGTTCATCCTGTTTCTGTTGGTGGGTTGGCGTGTATTTGGAGCGCCAATTCACGGGTAGTTCGCCTGGCAGCACGTCCCCCGTCCGGCCCATCGCCGGGCGGGGTGCTTCGATGGCTAGGGATTTGCGAGCCCAGCCTTTTCCAGGCCGTCATCCGCTATCCGCTGGGCTTCCAGAAGCGCGGGCATTGCGTCGGCGCCCGTCTCGACCGCGATAGCTCCGATCTGTCGCAACGCATCCGCCAGTATCTTGACCTGTTCCAGTGGGGTCACGTCATCCATCCTTCAAAGATCAAAGCCCGGTGCAGTTGATCGGTCGCGGCTCTGATGTCATCCCGCTTGCCGCTTTCGTGTGCCTGCATCAGCAGCGCGGCGGCATGTTGCCAGACTTTCTTTTCCTGCCTCGCCTTCGGCAGCCGCTTGGTGATCAACCCTGCCGCCTGCTTCATGGTTTCAATCTCATGTCCGTCTCTCAGCTCTAGCGGATAGGCGAGGGGACGATTCCAGCCGGTGGGTTTTGATTTAGGCTTTGCCACCGGCAATCGATTTCAATCGCGGCTGAAGATCGTCAGGATGCATCATGTGCCGCGGTATCGGTCGCGTTCTAAACTCGCAAAACACCACACCATCGGGAATGGCTGTCGATATTGGAACGTAAAAACGAAAGCTCATTTCCTCCTCTATTTCGTGCTCCATCATCCCGCGCTCTACCTCGTATCGAAGTTCCTGTAGAAGCCGCTCGATGCGCTCCTGTCGGATGTTGGTGGTTTCAGTCATTTTGCGGCCTTTCGGGATAACGCCAAGCCTTCGTTTACCTGTTTGATTAGAAGCTCCCTGGCGTCCAGTCCAAAAACGTTTTCGATCTTTAGAGCAAGATCAATCGACAAGCTGGCATTCCCGTTGAGTACGTTCGAAAGAGCGGGTCGGCCTATCTCAAGCTTCTTAGCTGCGTCCGTGACGGACAGCCCTTCCTTGACGGTAATCAGCAACTTGAGTTTTTCGCTGACGGTTTGCATTACGCCCTCTGTATTGCTATACAATACACATTGGCGTCGAAATAACAAGTTTCGATGCCGTCCGGTGCGACTAGAAAGCTAGGCATGGGTGTCAGGCGTTATTCCAGGAATCCGATTCAGCGCAGGCGCGAGCAGGCCCTCGATCATCTCCAATGGCGCTGCGGCCTTACCTTCGTCGGCCAGTATGAAAAGCCACCGACCATCGGGGAATTGCTCGATGCCGGCGTGCTAACGGCGGTGTGGACCTGCCGGAACACGGCCGGCGGGTGCTGGCGTCACAGCGAGCCTTTCTCGCTGTCCCGATTCGGACGTGACGCCTGGGTCCATAAGCTGCGCAAGCATTTCGTGTGCAGCGAGTGCGGCACCGGGTATCCCCGGCTCCGGCTCGAGCTCCGGGGGATAGCGCCCGCGACTGGACCGTGAACGCCGGGCTGGCTATATCGGTGCCTGAAACGGCCTGGATTGAGAAATCTGATTTTGATCTTGGAAAACACTTCCTAATTATCCTTACATTTCAAGTGCTTATTTGGGGAATAGTTCAACGGTAGAACATCGGACTCTGACTCCGAGAATCTTGGTTCGAATCCAGGTTCCCCAGCCAGTAAAATCAAAGACTTATGGACTATTCACATTCCGGTTAGACAACCCTCTCCTTAAGTTAGACGCCCATGCCCTCTCAATGGCCGATGCAATTCATGGCTGGACTATTCGGTGTGGACCTGCCGCCCAAGCCACGGCGGCTGTCCATGCCACGTCTCAAGGAGAAGCCGAAACCGCGCAAGGTACGCTGCGACAACTTCAAGCCGGTGCGGGATCGAGTGATGGTAGGGCAGATGTTGACGGTGCTGAACTCGCTGCCGGATACCAAGCGGCCAAAGATACAGCCGGTTGATGAGGGTTGGTGGTGGGCAGTGATGCGGGATACTGCTGATATGTCAAAGGAGGCCTGACCATGGACGCGGAAACAATGAGGGCGCTAGAAGCTGCGGTACGATGCGCCAAGCTGGCGCTGTTCGTTATCCGTAAGCAAGGCGTAATGCCAAATTCAAGTTGGGAATCCGGCTTCAATGCCGATCTGAAAATTGCGGAGGACGCACTCGCCGCCGCGAAGCGGTGATGCGGGAGCGGCGCGAGGTATGAAAAATCTTCCAGCTACGCAACAGCGAGCGCTTGACGGGGAAATTATCCCGCCACCCGACCAATGGCGCGATCAGGAAGACCGCTATGGCGTTGGAGATTATGTGACACGCTGCGGAACCGATGTTCATCAGGTTGTTTCGTTCAACGAGCCCGATGGGCATTGCGGAGAATTTCTTTGTGTGAAAGCGCCGTTGGCACAGCCTACTGAAGATCCTTGGATTAAGGTTGGCGAAACAGAAAACAACTTATCCAGGCGCTACTCGCCCGTTGTCTGGAAACCAGGAATGGAGTTTCCAGAAGAGATCGACCGACATCCGCCAAAAGAAGCGGTGATGCGGGAGCGGAGGGGATGACGAACAACCAACAGAGGACAATATAATGAACTTTTCTGACGCTGAGAAATTAAGCCGCCCGATACAAGAAGTTGAACGGCTGGATCGCGAGATCGTCCATCTAAACCAGGCCGATCAGCAAGGTAGCAACTTCATACCTGGGATGTTTTCGAGCGAAATAGACCCAGGTCCATCGTTAGAAAACGCTCAGAAAATACGGGAAATTCTGAGAGTCGATGCGCAACAAAAACGCCAAGCGGCACTAGCTGAACTCACGCGCCTGGGTGTTGATGTTAAAGCTGCCGCGTGACGCGCAAGCCCGCACAAAAGAAACCCACCGGCTGGAATCGTCCACTCGCCTATCCGCTAGAGCTGAGAGACGGACACGAGATTGAAACCATGAAGCAGGCGGCAGGCCTGATCACCAAGCGGCTGCCGAAGGCGAGGCAGGAAAAGCCGGTGTGGCAATATGCCCGCGAACTTCTGACGCAGGCGCACAAAAGCGGCAAGCGCGAGGACGTGAGAGCCGCGACCGATCAACTGCACCGAGCTTTGATCTTTGAAGGATGGATGACGTAAGGAACAGGAAATGGCAGACATCGAAAAAGAAAATGAAAATTTGCGCCACGCACTAGCTGAGGCGCTAAAAGTTATCCACCATTTTTTTGGACTGACGGAAGGTGAGATGAAAGCCGCCCTTGACGATGCGGCAACAAATCCAGATTTCAGCCCTCACGATCATGATCGCTGGAGCAAAATCGCATACCCAAAAACTGAGACAGCGACATGACCCCACTGGAACAGGTCAAGATACTGGCTGATGCGTTGCGACAGATCGGAGCTATCGCGGTCGAGACGGGCGCCGACGCAATGCCCGCGCTTCTGGAAGCCCAGCGGATAGCGGACGAGGGGTTGGAACGGGCGGGTATGCAGGTGGCGGAAGGGATGATGATGAACTGGAAACCAATAGAAACGGCGCCCAAAAACGGAACAGTTATCCTAGGCTGCCAGGGAAACGGAGACGACTATCAGGTTTTTGAAATGGTGTGGGGCGATTGGAACGGGGGTATAGAATGGCGCGATCCACGGTACGACGGCGCTTACACGCCGACGTATTGGCAACCAAGACCTGAGCCACCAACGAACAAATAAAAAAGGCCCCGCCGTTTCCAGCGGAGCCTTAAGTTCGTGGCTTGCACCACGGGGAGGCTCGGCCCGAACAATGACGGACAGCCGAGATTGGAGGGGCGCTAGGTGCGCGCCGAAGCTATTTGATCTGACCGTTTGTGATAAATCCGTGCCAAAGGCCGCCGGGGCTCCCGTCCAATGATGGCGTGACAGTCATCGTTTCAAAGTCGGCAGCGTCTATGCCTCCGGCAATCACCCAAGTAGCATCCGGGTTGCAGCCCTGCACGTCATCGTCGCCAAATAAATCCCATTGCACCTGCCGAGGCGGCGGGTGGGGAAAACAACTTTGGCGCCATTTATTGTTGGTCGGACTGACAAACGTAAATCCGACACGCTTGCCGTCTTGAATCAACCACTTTGGATCGAGGTCTAGGAGGCGCATCTGACGATCAATTCATCGCCATTCGCGAAGCCTGCGGATCAACAATAGCGTAGCCAGCTATACTGCGCGCGTGATAGCGGCTCTGATGTCCTCCGCTGTTGTAATCATTGACCATCCAGACAGTTCCTTCGACGTGCTCTTTCAGCACGAAAACATGGCCCGGGCGGACAGCGACCATACCGCGAGCCGGAGTAGTGCGAGGAAAGCGATACCAAGCGGACGATGGCCAAAGGTCGCGAAGGCATTTTCCAAACACGTCATAAGCTGCGCCGCAGCCACAGAACTGACGGCCAGGGCAGCATGACGGATGCGGGAGGTACATAACCTCACTGGGTGCTTTACTTTTTCGGCCAGAATGCACATGACGCTTTAAGGGCTGCGCCAACTTGCCTGTTTGCGCCTGCTCCCGCCCATACATAGAGCCGCCATCATCCGGTTTTGCGAATGCAGGAGCCGCAAAGCTGACCATAAGAATAGCCAGCAGCGCAGCGCAAAGCGTGCGCCATGCCGTCATGATTCCCCTCGATGTTTGTGGAAATGTTTACTCTGACAGGCGCGGTGGGCCGCGCTCTATTGTTGTTCAGTCGAAGTGGCTAAATGGCACCTAATCACTTTTTATTTCACATAACTCCTAGCAAACAGAGCGTCGGTCGCCGCTAAGTCATTGATATGTTCTGCGAGCAACAATAGTGCAAAACGCGATGTGCTATGATGCTATTGTTGGTCGGAATAATCCGCCAACGGGCTGTTTGAAAATGTGGAGATGAAAATGACGCATTATCCAGTGGGCGGACCTCGTGAGCGGGTCTATGATCTAATGCGCAAACTTGGCTTATCGGAATCCAAGTGGTCTGATAAGTTTTGGCGAAGCGCGGACGGGATCGAGGTTTCAATCTTCGGTGCTGGCTCTATGGCTCGCATATCGCTTGCTGGCGTATCACAGGGCGAATGCGAATTAGACAAGCTTGGAGAGCGTATCGATATGCTCCGGGTGCCAGTAGCCTAACAACAATGCCGCGCTCTGGAGAAAAACCTTGAGCGCGGCATTTTTTCGCGGCTTTTCTTTGCCTACAACGCCCCGATCAACACCAAGATCAAAACCACAATCAGCAAAGTGCCGATCAGCCCGGACGGGCCGTAACCCCATTGCGCGCTGTGCTGCCAAGTCGGGAATGCACCGAGCAGGATCAGAATGAGCAGGATGACGAGAAGCGTACCGAGTGACATAGCTATCCCTCTTTCTTTCTTAGAGCATTGATTGCAAGCGATCCGGTGGCGATCAAAAACATAAGCCCAGCAACAATCCACCCAATGAGATCACCGATCCCCGCCCCACGGCCGCCGGTTTCCCACCGGAACTGTTCCTGCTTTGCCATGCGCTCGGATAGGTCGGTCTTGACCTCGCGGAGCTGGGTGGCGAGCAGCAGGGACTTTTCGTCGACGCTGGCCTTCAGGATACGGGCTAGTTCAAGGTCGAAAAGCTGCTTTTGCTGTGCTAGCTCGTTGATGCGGCGGGTCTCGGCCTCGCGGATTGCACTGTGCAGGCGCGTTTCGGCTTCCCGCGCGGCGTTCTGAAACTTGGCCTCCGCAGATCGCAGGTCGTCCTGCCGCTTCGCCTCTGCGGCATTGAGCGCTTTGACGTTCTCGGTCGGGTCAACGACGGCTCCACCGCGTCCATCAACGCCTACGCCAGGACGCTGTTCTTGTGACGATGCAGGAATAATCGTCAGCGCCAAAGACAGTAGAATCGTCCCCACCACATGCAGCTTCATCTTTGATGTCCTATTTGAGATGCACATGCGCGACGATCCACGCCCACAAATCTTTGAGGATGAAACCGATCACGACGAAGATGACCGCTCCGACGCCGGTGAGCACGATCAGAGCGCCACTGACGTTTTGTCGAAGCTTCACCCAATCCGCGACCTTCGGCTCCATCGTTTCGACTTTGGTCGTGACCGTCCTTATTGAGTTGTTCGCGCGCAACAATTCGATGCCGAGCTTTTCCAGCTTCTCGTGAATTTCCTTGCGCGATTTGTCACCTTTTCCGATTGCATCTAAGACCGCCGCCATCTGTGCCTTGAGCCCGCCGAGGTCTTCTCGGATGTCATCTAGATTCACCCTTGGCGGCATTGCATCTCTCTGGTAAAGTTCGATCTGCGACATAGCCATGAGGGCAGAAAATGTTCGCAATCATCAGCGAGAATCCGCTTACCTTCGTCGTTGTTCTGATACTAGGCTTGCTCGCTGGCGCGTGGCTGGTGAAGAGATCGAAGCGACCGAACGGGCATTAGCTGTCCTTCGTTGCCACTTTCGCAATCATCGACGTGAGCTGGTCGGACTTCTCGGCAGAACCGCGCGACGATCCGAACTCGAAGTTGAAGGCTTGGGTCAGCATGGTGGCTAGATTGCCCACAAGCCCGCCAAGGATAGCGGCGATGCCATCCGGCATGTCCTGGCGATAAAAGATGATGCCCAGAACGATCACGATGATCGCAACAAAATTGCCGATTAGCATCACATTGGCGCGCGCATTGGTCCCACCCGAGAGCTTGCGCACCTCTACGTCTCGCCCGCGCGCGCTGATGGTGTCTTCCACCTGAATACGGTATTGCTCGGTGTCGGCTTGCAGCTTTGCTTTGAAGCGATCCGCCTTGCTGGCGTCGGCTGCGATCTGGGCCTGTATTTCACCTGGATCGTCGGTGCCGAATATTTCCTTGGCCGCATTGACCACAGTTTCAGTGACGCTTTGCGCCTTGCTGCCGAGCAACATTCCGGCGATGGAAGGAACAAGATTGGCCGCGAGGCCGAGCAGTGCGAGCATTGGTATTCCCCTTTAGGCTTGCAAACTTTTCCAGGTGTAAGAACCGACCACACCGTCAGCCACCAAGCCTTTGCTTGTTTGATAGTTGATGACGGCAGCCAGCGTAGCGGTGCCAAATTCCTCATCTACTTTGAGCACAGCACCGTGCTTGTTCAGCAGCACTTGCAGCCGCGCTACATCGGCGCCGGTTGCGCCTTTGCGGAGGATGGGAAAGGCTGCAGCCGGTGGCGCTGATACGGCAACAGCCGCCGGATTGAGCGTCAGCACCCAAGGCACCACGGAGTCATAAAGCGCCCGCTCCGGCCTGACCGAGATATGGACATGGTGATCGTGTGGATTCGTGCCGCTGTAAGCCCGCCAAGACCAACCATGATCGAAGCTGGCAATCTTGCGATTGGAGATGATGTATTTGATTCGACTGTCACGCGAGGCGCGCAGCATTTCGGCCAATTCTTCCGAAACAATGCCGTGCGCCGGGTCGTTGGTGATGTCGATTGCCGATACCACCCCCACGCCGTCTTCATCCTTGAACCACGGATTGTGATCCGAGCTACGCGAGGCGTGCGCCTCGTCGCCTATCGAGCCGTCATTTTCCTTGTTCCGGTTCGGGGAGATAGCGTTGATCTGATTGCGTAGCTGAATAAGGCTCTTAGCCAGACGCCATGTCATGGAGCGTTTCTCCCGAAAGATGGAGTGGTTGCAGCGGCTAGTTTCCGCTTCCCGAGGGTTGCGGTTGTGTGATAGGAAAGGCGCAACTAGCGGAGACGGCGATGCGCGCCGAATGCAGCGCTCAAATGGAGGGCGCGCCTAAAACAAGGAAGTCTCAAAATGAAATTAGTTGTCGCAGGACTTATGTCGGCGCTCGTTATCTCACCGGTTGCTGCAAGAGCATCGTGTGCCCAAGCCGATTTGGCGGGCTCGTGGAAATTCTATAGAAACCAGGGCAAAGAATGGGAACGCTGCAATTTTGTGGTGAAAAATGGGGGGGTATTTGAACCCGGCGGTTCTTGCAGTTTTTCTTTTGACGCAACACCGATGCAAATAAGCAAAGGTCTAGCTAAACTTACGTCTCCTGCAGACTGTACATTTACTGCTCGGTTCGCGGTCGACGGGCATGTAACTGAAATCGTAGATGCAACACTTTCTTACGACAAGCATACGGCTGCAGGCGTTGGCAATCAGTCAATATCGGAATTCATTTTTACGATGTTGAAGATGTAGGAATAGTAGACACCGCAGCGTCGACCTTAAATGCCTTGACAACATCCGGCGTGTGTTCGTTTTTTACAATCTTACGTACACGCGCCCAATCGCTATCCGAGACTTTTGCTTCGCCCATACCTGCTAGATGCGAGTCAACGGCACTCGCTTGCGCCTCTGCATTAATACCTGGTTCAAATAAGGCGCGCCGCGCCATTCCGACGACAATACCTTATCGCCCTCAATGATTTGTTTTGCCAACCGAACCTGCACTATACCGTTGCGCCTAATCTCAATTTGATCAACAATTGTTTGCCGTTCAATGCCTATAATTCATACTGTCCTGTGTTGCGGATTTTCTACTTTGTTATACAAAATATGTTATGGAATGTCGCACCCATGTAGAACCAGCAGTTAGAGTGCTCCACGTAACGGCAGAGAATCCGGTGTTTGACGCAACAACCCAATAGACAATTTTTGTTTCTCCTACTTCTACGACTCCGTGACTACCTGGATTTAAGATATCAGTAATAAGGGATGCCGAATGCCCCGCTACCCCACATGTGAATGGCAGGCCAGTTACTGCAACTTGACCAACACCACCAGAGCCTTTGGAATTCAGCGCAAGGATAATGCTTACACTTACTAGCCTTCCGATCTTGGTATATGTGCCAACCTGCGTTGTGTAAGTCACGCCAGTCGGCGCTGTGGTCAGCGCCGTGAGCGCAGGGGTAAACGTGCCTTCCTTGTAGTCATCTAACGTATTAGCATCAGCCGAGGCGTTCTGTGTGGCCGGGAATGGAATTTGCCCATTACCTATTTCGCCGCGGACATAAGCCGTGGTTGCAATCTGCGTAGTATTCGTAAGCGCCGCTGCAGTTGGTGCAGCTGGCGTTCCTGTAAAAGTCGGGGAAGCAAGTGGCGCTTTTAAATTATCAGCCGTAGTAACAAAGGCGGTAGTAGCTAGCTGCGTTGTGCTGGTCGCAGCCGCCGCAGTTGGCGCGGCTGGTGTTCCGGTAAAAGTCGGAGAAGCGAGCGGTGCTTTTAGATTATCTGCCGTAGTAACAAACTCCGTCGTCGCTATTTGAGTTGTGTTTGTATTTGGTGCCGCAGTAGGCGCTAGTGGCGTTCCAGTAAAGACCGGGAAGGCAAGATAAGCTTTCAAGTCCAGCGCGGCCTGCTGCGCCGTTGACACTGGCTTGTCGGTGTCCGCAGTATTATCGACGTTGCCAAGGCCAACGTCGCCCTTCACCAATGCCAGCAAAGTCTTAAAGGCGGCGTAAGTCTTCTGCTTGATCAGCTTGCCGGTAGTACCGTTGAAGATCGCGGGAAGATCGTCGGTGACGGAAGCGGGGCCGACCACATCACCCGCGCCGGTCGGTGTGGACCATATTCCGTCCCCGCGCCAATATGTTGCGGATGTCGCGCCGGTTCCCGAGCCGAGGTTCGCAACCGGTAGATTCCCGGTGACGCCATTCGCAAGGTTAACCTGCGCCCAGGCCGGGTTGTTGCTTGCCCCCGTGTTGGATAGATACCGGGTCGCGTTGGCATCCTTGGCCAGCGCGGAAAGCGTGTTGGCGGCCGAGCCGTAGAGCAACTCGCCTTGCGCCAGCGTGGAGAGCCCGGTGCCGCCATAGGCAATTCCGACAACACTGCCGTTCCATACGGCGGCTCCTGAGAAGGTGCCGCCTATGAAGGTGCCGCCTGTGAGCGTCTTTCCGGTGAGTGTGATCGCCGCCGGCAGCGAGAGCGTCGGATTGCCAGCCACGCCGCCGCCATCGGCGACCGAGATTTCGTTTGCGGTGCCTGAAATTGTGCGTTGTGCCCAAGTGTCGGCTGCGGTACGCGTGGCAAAGCCGGTGCTGCCAAGCGCCGCAATGGCCGCAAGATCGGCATCTTTAGCGGCATACCGGGCATCGCCGGTTTGCAGGTTAAGTGCATCTAGGGCAACGGTAGGGTCAGCAAGATTGGTGATCTTGTAACCACCCCAATTTATATTGGCAGTTGGGGAGGCTTGGCCGTCACGGTACAGGGCCAGCGACAAGGCTGCGGCGATGTCTGCCAACGATTCATCTTGCCGCACGGCCAGGATTTTCAGACCGTTGTTACGATCTGTCACCCACGAATACAGTGGCGAAAACGTGCCGGAGCCGTTGAGGGGCATGTCTTATTGTCCTAGAATGCAAAAACCCGCCGGGGAGGGCGGGTCTGGATGCGAAAACTTCTCTGTACGTTTGTGGCTATCGCGCTGATGGCCACAGGGGCGGCCTACACGTTTATTACGATCCCAAATTTTGAATTTGTGCCGGGGCGGATGTTCATCATCGGGCCATTCGTAACGCTGGCCGGATTCTTAACCTTCGCCTCGGAATGGTTTGATCTATAGGCCGGAGTATGCCCCGGCCCTTGGATTTATGGTGACTTGCGGTCGCCGTTTGTCCAACTGATCGGCCATCAGCACGCGGACAAGAGCCTCAATGCTTGTAGGAACCTCACGCGGCGCTGCCGCTAGCTTTTCCTGGTACAAAGGCGAGCGTCTACGCACCATTTCATCAAGAATGTTCGCCTGCTTCTGAGTTGATTTCTCCGCAAGCATTTTTGCGAGAACTCCGATTGTTGGAGAAGCCACGGCTGCAACACCGCCACCAATCGGACCGCCCGCTGCCGTTCCAGCCACACCAGCCGCAACCGATGCTGGCCAACCCGTCATAGGATGAGACAGGGCAAGCTTGCTTAGCAGGCGTGCGGCATTCCCAGTGCGCGTACCTGCAACAATCTTCTCCATTTGAGCAATTTCATCGGCGGTATAGCCCCTCGTTCCGTTCTTAGAATCGAGAATGGAACTGATCTTCTGCCGAAGCGCATTGTCGACATTAGCGCCGCTTCCTGCCTTTTGTGCCTGCCGTTCTGCCCTTGAAAATCGAGTGCCTATATCCTCTGCCCTAAAACCTGCGGCAGAGTTGGCGCGGGCCGTTGCTAGTTCTGGCGACAATGGCGACAGCGTGTCGTCAACAATACCAATGGCACGGCGCGAGGCATCGCTTTCAGCATAATCCTTGCCTGCAACACGAAAAGCACGCCGCATGGCTTCGATATTGTTGACACCAACAGGCCCAAGAGATTCGCCTTCCTTTAAGGCTGGCGGCGTCATTTCCTTAACAACACCAAATGTCCTTGGAGCCGTCGCCGGGAGATACCCTTGATCGGTTAGTTCATTACCGATCTTCGACTGCATCGCAGCGATTGCTTCCGGCGGAACCGTCACGCCAGATTCCCGCGCCGCATTGTATCCGCGTGATGCCGCTGCCTCTAATTCCTGCTGGGTTGGTGCCGCCACTTTGCGAGGGCGCATACCGAACACAGGCGGGGCAGGACTTGAAGGCGTGAATACCATAGCCGCTTCTGCGGCGGGTCCAATCATGGCTTCTGTGGCTTCGCGCGAACCGGCGGGGGCCGATTGCGCGGCCTCTATGGCGCGCTGCGGTATGCCAGCAATCTCTCGAACGGATCGCTCGGGCCAGGTCTGATAACGTGACCCACCGATGCCCAGGAGCTGATCCACAGCGCCACGGCCCGCCATTGGCGCACTCGCGCCAGCAAGACGCTGGGCGGGCGCATCGTCAAGCACAAAGCCGGGTGGTAACTGCGGGGGCGCGGCTGTTTGCTGATCGATGACAAAGCCTGGAGGGAGTTGGCTCATTGCACGGGTGCCCACTGGCCGCCACGATAAATAAGCTTTTCGCCGGTCTGCGGATTGGTTGCCGTCATGCCATCGGAGATTTTAGGAGTTGATTGCGGTCCAGCTCCGGGACTCTGCGCCTGGGGTGGTTTCTCAGGGAACAGCCGGTTAGCATCGGAAAAGTCGGCCAATTCCTGATAGAAACCATCATTGAGACGACCGTGCGTCTTAACGTATTGCTGCCGCAGGCGCTCTATTTCGAGCGAACGGCTCGCTACCTTCTTCAGATAGCCGCCAATCTCTCTGTTGCCTTCGGGCGTGCGCTCAAGGCCGGGCGGGATCGATTGCAGAAACTCGCGATCCTTATCCGACATAGCACCAGGCATGCCAGCGCCGCCGCTTGGATTGCGTAGTTCAAGAGCAAACTGATTTTGAATCGAGCGCACCGCCTCTGGCCCTGACAGGTCGCCAACATCTATACCGATGGTCTTGGCATAGCGCTTGGCGTCAAGAATGAGGCCAGCGCCAGCGCCAGTCGCGATGTTGGGATCGGACAGTATTTGCCCGAGCCGGTCGAGCGTTGCGATTTTGTTTCTGGCGCTCGCTGCATTCTTCGGAATCTCATGGTTCAGCTCAGCGAACGATTTTGAATTGAACTCGTCGTATTTCGTTTCGCCGCGCTGATCAATGCTAACTTTGGATGACCCGGCCTGCTTAATGGAAGTTTGGTACTGCATGAACGGCATAGGCTGCTTTCCAGCGGCTCGCTCCTGTTCGCTGTACATCTGATATTCGCGTATGTCGTTGGTGTCCTGCGACTTTGGATATTTTCGGACTAGATTGCCGCGATCATCAAGAATTCCAACCTCATTGCCGAAGTCGTGCGGCTTAACCTCTGGCGGCTTGGCATACTGCTGATAAAGCTGCATGCCATACTGACGGGTTTTTGGATTGGCAAGCAACGACCTGATCTGCGCTACTACTTCTGGTGGGATGGCCCTTGTCTGTTTGCTCGTATCAGGGGAGCCCATCTGCTGCATCTGTGCCATCTGCACCGGAGGCTGAGCAGATTGCGCTCCACCCTGTTGCATCGGCGGTAATGGAGGCTCACCCTGCGGCATACCTCCCATGCTGGCGAGCCTAACAGGAGCATTGATGGCCTGCTCTGGTTGGGGCGGCGGCATCGGTTGTGCGCCGTCCTGCGGGATGTCTTGCGGGCGCGGGCGAGGCAGCGGAACAGAACCGTCAGCCATCTGCGGCTGCTGTACTGCACCGCCACCCTGATTGAACCATTGTGCCTCTTGCTGACGACGCGAGGCTAGACCCGGCAACGTCTGCCCACCCGCCTTGTTGTATTGCATGAGGCGCTGCTGTGCGCCCTGCCAGTCGCCAGAGCGGACAAGTTCGCCAAGGCCAGACCGTGACCACTTATCGCCAGCATTGTACGTTAGCGATGTAAGTGCCGCACGCGGCCCCTCCGGTGCATTTGGCGCAACCCTATCGACAATACCAGCCGCCTTTGTGAGTTCCGTTGCGAGACGGCGCTCACCTTCGGCACGGTCAATGACTTCTCCGGGGTGGGTTGCGCGTGTGCCGTAACCGACGCTGTTTTGCTTATAATCCCATGCGGCTTTTGGCGTCCATCCTTCAAACTTTTTGATCGCGTCGATGTATTGCTGCGGTAGCGCGCCGCCTACGTTCGGAATGCTGCCTGGCGGGCGTGGTGCTACCATGCCATCCGACGCCATGACGGGACGGGCTGATGCAAGCTCTGGCGTCTCACCTGGAAGCGCGCCTGCAAGCGCACGCTGATTGGGGCGCGGCAATGGCGTTGGCGCAATCGCGGACTTGGCCTGATTGATGATTTCATGGCTGCCAAGCGGATCGGTGCGGCGTGGCTGTGGTGCTCTCGCAAGCGCTGCGGCCAAGGCTTCGCGGCCAAATATTTGCGGGTCTTGCGAACCGGGGCCAGCCTCATTTTGCGGGGCCAAGGCTGCGAGCTGCGCACCGCTTAGCCCCGATTGCTGTTCAGGAACGCCACCGCCGGCTTGCGGTGCGGGTGCAGGAGGGGGTGGCGCTACAGGTGACGCCTCAGAAGAAGACGGCGGTGCCATTGGCGGCATTGGTGCAGCAGCAGGCGATACCCCGGAAGTACCAAGCCCCGGCAAGTTTTGGAGCGCCCGCGTTGTCGCAGCGTTCGACGCCTGCTCGCCCGCAATCATCTTTTGCGCCAGCAACCCGCCCATCAGCCCGTTAGCGAGCCGTCCATAGCCCTGCCACTTAGATTGAACGGGTGAGGTGTTGCCAGCGTCCTGCATATACTGCTGGGCAAGTGCCTTCTGGAATTGGGTGGCAAGATCACCTTGGCCTTCCTCGCCTTGATGGGCGCGAAGCGCGAGCAACATCGCCAGTGGATTTTCATTTGCGCCCGGAGCGAATTGGATAGCCATCAGACCGGCTCCGTCGCTAGATCGTAGCGGACTTGCTTGTATCCGCTCTCATGCGTGGAAACGGCCTCCGGGTGAACCTTCTCAACTTGATCGGCCATAAATCCGATGCGAGGCGTTGGATCACCCCTGTAGTTGTATGAAAATATCGGCAGGCCGCCGCGTTTCTTGTCGCTCTTGCCAACCTGCTCGATATTCTCTTTCAGCCGCTCGTCAGAGAACAGCGCGGGTAATGCACTAAGGAGCGATGAGCCAAGACCGAACATGCCGCCCATTGCAGCGTTATTGGCCTGATTTTCCATCTGTGCGCTTTGGTAAATATATTGTCCGACTGGCGTATCCGCAACATGCCCGGCTTGAAATGGCTGGAACTGCGGAAGGGTCGGCTGGCTGCCGTTCAAAAGCGCAGAGATTTCGCTGATTGGCTGATTGCGGAGCGCTATCTCTTCCTGCAACGCCTGCTGCCGCAAGGTTTGCTGATTGGCAGTTTCCGTATTCGCTAGATCGAAGCGCTGCGAACTTACTTGATTCGCATGGTCTGCCGCGCGCAATCTATCCGTAGCGCTCTGTTGCTGCGCCTGGTTAAAGAACTGCTTGCTGCCAACATCCTGCGTATAACCCTGCTGCTGAGCCGCATTGGCGAACTGGCCTTGCGCTTGACCCATACCGAACAATCGGGATTGCTCTTGCCCCCCGGCCAGCACGGCTTGCATACGCAGATCGTTGATTTGCCTGTTCTGCGCGTCAAACGCATTGTTGTACGCGCTAGACCCTTGCGTTACGCCCTGATTTGCCAGCTTTGTTTCCATCGTGGCGCGGTCGCGATCTGTCTGCGGATTAAGCCGTGAAAATAGCGCGTTTACGACCTTGTCACGGTCCGCTGAGAAATCGTTAGCTCCGATGCTTGTCTGGATCGGTCCTGCGTTGATATTTTTTTGATAATCCGGCGTCAGGCCACTGGCTGTTTGCAGCCCCGGCGCATTCCGCGCGTTCCTTACAGAATCTGGAAGCTTGTTCTCGTTGATGGTTGTATTTAAAAGATCACCGATCTTTTTCGACTGCGTAAGCGCCGTTTCTCCGAGCTGGGTTCCGGTTGATTCTTGAAGGTTCAATAATCTCTGTTGATCGTCCGATAGTTTTTGCTGCACACTCCAGGTAGGGATTTTATAATCCTGCCCGCCATTAGGACCAGGGACATGTATTGTCTTCTCGCCGGTCTTGTTATACGTGGTTGAACCAAGCGGACCATAGGTATCGGCATTGCCCATATAGCTGTTGGCAATAGCTGTGCCGATGTCGGCGGCGGTCTGCGCCTGAGCTACTTTGTATGGGTCTGGAGTGTTAGGTGTTTTGCTGCTCATGCTCCGGCCTTCCGTAGCCACTTACACTCTTCGCGGAGCATGCCATACACCATCGCGTCTTCTCGCCCGTTGAATCTCTTACGCAAAACACCCTCAAGCTTGAATCCCAAGCCCTCATCAATTCTGCGGGCTGGTTTATTTTTTCTTCCGGTAATTGTCGTCATGCGGATGCAGTTGAAGAATACGAATGGAAACGAAAACATCGCTCGCAATGTGGATGGCCTACACCAGTCTGATGCATCGAACGCCGCAGACATTTCAACATCGATCATCTTCCCCTGGCATTGAGTGAATTTACTGAACACAACGCCGCCAACCAGATTGGCCTTGCGAATAACGCCTATCGAGGCATACGGTAAAATGCCAGTCACGAGATGACGCTCGCCAAAACTCTCACCGCTCATATGCGGGATGCGCTCAGCGACAAATTTGGCCACCATCTCGTCGGCCTTGTAGAGTATGGACCCGATCATAAAAGGCTCGTCCGGCTGTGTGATCTGCACAGCCGCCACGCTCACTGCGCTCTCCCAATCTCAAATTGAATATCCGTCTTGTTCCACGTCAGTTGCGTGGTTACTGAAGACGCAAGGCACATTGAGGCGTGTGTGCCGTAGCCGGTGACTGGACGCCATTGCCTCGTTACCGCCTGCGATGCGCCCCAATCGTTTTCATCCCATGGAGTAGTATCCCAAGGAGGACCAATAGAGGTGAAAGCAGTCGGGGTGAAACTCGGCAAAGCGCTGTCGAAATCCGTCAGTATCTTGATCTGCGGAACGTAACCCTCTGGCCCCGTCAGGGTTGCACGGGCAGATTTGTAGGTTTTATTCTCCACCATGCCGAAATCGTTGAACGCCTGACAGGCCAGCGCAGTCACCGGATCGCCGTCATCGTCGTAAACGCCAACCCCGCCATATTGATAAGTCTTGCCGTCTATGCCGCCGAATTGAAGCACATCGCCCTTCAGACCGAAGCAATTGGCGTTGATGCCTTTCCACCTGCACCACTTCTTCGTTTGCAAGTTCATGACGAATTGGTACTGCTCGGCGCGCTCCCTGATAGGAACATTTACGATCAAAAGATGCTCTTTTGGATATTCCAGAACTTGCCAGCCAAATCTCGTTCCTGTCGCACGGTAAGCGTCACGGAACGCGCCGGTGATCTTGTTGGTGATCGATAACGCATCCCGTCCCGCGCTGCTCTGGCTAAGAAACTGCGGAAGCGGTAGAACTCCCTGCGAACTCAAATAACAAAGGTCCGCACCTAGCTTGATAAAACAGCGTCTGCCGATAGGCTCCGGGGCGTCGAAAACACCCTTGAGCGACCATGTGCTAATGTCGCTCGGGTCGGTCCCTTGGTAGATGAGGATTTGCCCCTTGCTAGTGACCCACACGGCAAGGTCATCCATTCCCATGCCGCCGTCATACGACCATGACGCCATTGCAATAAGCTCACCACCTTTGTCGCATAGTGGGCCAAAATCAATTTCCGATGCTGCCCCGGCAATCGACAGGACCGGCAAATACCAGGCTTTCATAGTAGACGCCTGCACGTACCATAAGCGGCGTTGATGCGCGCACACATTGATCAGCGTCGAAGGCAGGACTCCCGTTATTGCTGCCGATGTCCAGGTTGTGCCGTCATAATTGCGGACAGCATCGGCTCCGTTGCAGCAAACAAGCCACGTTCCCGCCGGGGTGGCGAACATCGTGTGTTGCCAGCGACCGTTTGTAAGTCCCGTAACGACCGCAGCCCCAACCGCAGCAGTAGAACTTGCGTCATAAATATTATTCGGCAGCGCCGCGAACATTTTGGGATTAGCACCAGCGGCGCTATACTCCATCATGCTCTCGACAAAATTGCCTGACATACCGGTGGCGGACGGCGCATATCCACGGCGCTGCTGAAGCCCTAGATCGTCTGGAATCCAATTGTCCAGCAACCAAGCTTCGTCAGGCTCCATTTCCGACAGCATGTCGCGGGCGTTCCAACCCCCGGTCGGAGCTATCACACTGCGGGTTATCACACGGCCCGATCCGACCGCGCCCCTGCCGCCCCTTGCCATGAGGTTAGACGCCGACCGTGCCGGGATAAGCGAGCGTCACTCCGCTAGGCATACGAGCGCGCCCAACATGAAGAATGCGCGAGCCTTTGTCGCGCGCCACCTCCTGCCCCATCGCCATGTTGAAGTCTGACAACTCCTGCTGATAATCGAGGCCGTTTTGACTGCGCCACTTGAATTGCAGGCACGAAGTCAATAGACGCTCATTCAGCATAAATGCATCACTATCGAGCGTGAACGCGGTTTTATTGTCGCCGGACGCCGGATCGACAATCAGGTTTGATTGATAGTAAAATTTAATACTGGTGCTGGCCGCCACGGCGGGCTTGACGTTGATTGTGCCACCGATAATAAACCAAGCACCTGCCGTACCCGCCACAGATGTAAGCCCCAAAGCCAGCCATTGATCGGTGTCCTCAACCCGAGCCAACGGCGCTGCCGTACTAGTAAGAAACACGGAAGAATTAACCGGCATGCGGTCGAAGTCAGCAGGCAGGGAGAAGGCCGTTGTGGCCCCATCCCCCGCCTGGGTCTTCAGCGTCGTGAGCTTCCGCCAATCATGCGCCTTGGCAATGATCTGGGCGCACTCGTTTGCAAGATTGCAAAGCTGAATTTCCTGCTGGTCAGTTGACGTAAACAGCGTCGTTGGGGCTGGGTGAATCCCCATCGACGGCAATCTGCATGCGTTCTGAACAGCCGACAAAACCGTCATTTCAGACTGCCTCAGCCTTACTGTTGGCGATTTCCGCCACGCGCTTAAGCAACGTATCCCGTGACGGGTTGCCCCTGATGCCTTCGCCTGTCTCGCGTCTGATAAAGGCTTTCAGTTCAGTATCCGAGCATTCCTCAATGGATTTATCCCGTTGAGGCTCGACAACTGGTGGCTTGTCAGGAACAAAAGAAGTGATGTTGCTGTTGGTCAGCCGCTCAACCAGCTCAGTCAGCCGGGCCACTTCAGCCGACAGTTTTGATGTGCCAGCGCCTTCCTTGGCGCGCTCTATGTAGGCCCTGGCTTGCTCGCGCAATTCCCGCGCGCCAATGCCAAGTTTCGGTAGAGTGCTATCCGAGATACCGGCCAATTCTTCGACCGAGAGGATATTTTGCGCCTTCAGTTCAGCCACCCGGCTTTTATTCAGCTCGGCATTCGGCCAATGCTCCAACGGAGTGCCAGACGCAGCACGCTCCTCGCCACGCTTGAACGCGGCATAGATTTCAGGCCATCGGTGACGTTCCACGTCAGTAACCTCACCGACATAGCTAAATTGTTTGTCGCCAGGAATCTTGACCTCCACCATTTCCTTTTCATCGAAAATGGGACGGCCTTCCTGTTCGGATTTTGATTTGTTCTTTATCGCGTCCATGTGGAATCTTGGACGCGCAACGTCGCGATCAGGCGTTGACATTCATTGCTCCTGTGTTGGCAAATGTTGGCAAAATTTCCGTATTGACAAGGAAGGAGGATGAAATATCCCCCATCTCCTGCCATGACACGAAATACCCGAGTTCATCGAATTTCTTGCGCCACCACCCATGCGGGTGGACACTCAGATGCAAGCGCCGACCAATTAGAGCACCCATCTTGTCGTCCACCGTACTGATCTGGAAAAACACATTAGACGCCGAGCCCATGATATTTTTAATGACGGTATCCACCTGTTCGGGCGGGATATGCTCCATCACGTCAATGCAGTAACCAAACCTTTCCCGCAGTGGCATCGGCTCGGATAGGTCAAGTTCTATGAAGGGGAGCGCGGCGGCTTCCTCGTCCCGGCAGTTCGGCGCAAAATCCACCAACAGCACATCATGCCCCTTGGCGCTGATGCGAGCTGCCGCACGGCCTGTGCCGCAGCCAAAATCCACAATGCGCCCGGTTGGCCGTAATTGATCAAGGATGGTATCGACTATGCGTTCAGCAGGCGAATCCTGCCGATAGGAGAGCATCGACCACATGCGGGAGTATTTTTCTTTTTCAGAAAGTGCGCCATCGGGAGCCCTGTACATATCGGGTAGTAGTCCGGTGCCGTGCATCTCGATCTTGCAGCCTTCCCCCTTGAGTAGGTTGGCAATCTGCATGAAGCGCTCGGCCTGCAATTTCATGGGCAGGGATGACACGTAATTCTTTCCGCAAAAGCTGACGTTCATGCAGGCCACTACATCATTCATCTTCTGGCGAACTACATGGCTTTCATTGTTTTCATGCGAAGAATCGTAGCCATAGAAGTGCAGATCGCGGTATCCCACAACGAACGCAAGGATTGCCGAGACAAGCCCCACGCTGACGGCGGTACTCATCATTGAATATTCATGCGGGGCGAGAGCATCAATCTCCGCTTGCAGATCGTCGTCATCTACTTGTAATTGAAAGAGAGTGGCGTTCGGTCTTGCCTTGAAGCACCGTGGGTTTACCGTCGCGCCGAACAGATGCTGCTTTGCCATCCCGATAAGGCCTAGGCTTTCTTCCTTAGCGTCGATCATCACTTGGAAGTCGGGATGAAAGGAACGGGCGTTTAGAAATTTTGCGGCGGCATTCAGGGCAAATATCTTAGCGCCCCGTCCATGCCTCTCGCGTATGTCCCCCACGTCATGCCTTATGCTTGGGCCTGAGCCGCAAAGCAGAGCAGTGCCACCATGCGCCGGTTCCTGCTTGATCCACCGCTGGCAGTTTTTCGAGTTCTGCCTGATGTGGGAAAAGAGTGTTTCCGGCGGCGTGTTGATCAGCACCGAAACAGGGACGATCAAGGGCATGGTCGTGCCCTCATTACGATAGCGAATGTGCAGATCGCCCATACAGTCTCCTTGAATGTAAAAAAGGCGGGAGCATTGCGCCCCCGCCCTTGTAGTAATCGTTTACGTTATGCGGCCCTGGAAAACTGGCCTATTGACGACCAGCGACACAAGAATGACTCCGGTTTTTGCCGAAGCCACTGCCGCAACAACAGCGCCGCTCAGTTCCTTACCAGTACCGCTGACCGAAATACGGCCAACGGTCTTGACGCCGACCGCAACACCAGCCGCCAAGGAAATCGTGGCAGCTTTAGTTGCGCGAACAATGCCAGAGATTTGATACCACCCATACTGAGCGGCAACATTAGCTGACATGGCGAAGGCTACTGAGAGGGACTTGTTTGCCCCAACTGCGGACCGGGTGGTTTGCCCGGTCGTTGAGTTGTAGGTGACAGCATCTCCCACAGCGGTAGATGCAACACCAAGCAAATAGATGAACTCACCAGACCCATAGGTAGGGTCGGCTGCTTGGCGGATCGTGCCGATAGCATGGTTTTTAACCGTGCTTGTCGTTGCAATCGGTTGCAAGCCGAGGGAGTTTTCGGTGAAAATGTAAGACATTTTGTTTCTCCCTTAGCCGGTGATCATTTTGGCTTGGTGCAACGGGTTCGCCAGCGTCAGGTTGCCCATAAACCCGATATGCTGGACAATCGCGTCCTGGTTCACCGGGCGCAGCTTGCCACCAAAGGCAGCGAAGTTACGTTCCGGGTGATAGCGGAAGCGAAGCCCGTCATCCCCAACCTTGAGGAAGTAAGACGTTCCAGAAGGCATGGCAGAACCAATGCCGCCCTCAAGAACAACATCCAACTCGTAACCGGCTCCGGCGAAAGCCAGAGACGGGAATCCCGCCGTGGCCTTGCCTTCCTTGGTAACGCGCTGGATTGCCACCAGCCCCTGCTGGAACATGCGATAATGATCAGCAGAAGCGGCAATGAGGTTCGGACCATTCTTGCCGCGCGAGTGAGCAATCAACACACGGGTATATTGGTCATGGATATTCGCTGCGGTGGTTGCCGCACTGAAATCTCCACTTCCGCTATAAGAACCCGTACGCCATGCCGCCACCGTATTGCGGTCAATGCCGCCGTAGATGTTGGTCACGGTAGTTGGAACGGAGGCCTGCAAGCCCCCGATCTGGTTTGTCGCCGTGCCGTTCGAGTGCAGGTCTTCAACAAAACGATCCTGCAATTCACGCTCGGCAGCGGAGATATGCTCCTCCATCACATCGAGGAGTTGGTTCTTTCCTGAGTTTTTCAGGATTTCCTCACCGGAGAGCGTAACCGACACGGCAGCCATTTTCGGCGTGTATTCCGCATCGTTAAACAATTCGACGGGGACAGGATTTAGGAAGTCGTAGCCGGTATAACGGACATACGATCCACTTTCGTTGTAGAGAAGGCGCTCACGGATGGATGGACCCGAAAAGGTTTTCCAGCCGCCCTTGTCCTTCATCATCTTGAGGATAGCATTCGAGTTGGAGACGAGATCGGCGTAACCACGCGACCGATCTTCGAGCGCCAACGAAAATACTTCCTGCAAGTGAGTGTCGCTTACCATTGCAGGCATGATGTTTGGTTCCTGTTGCTAGTGCCGGTCTGGCACTCACAATGATGCGAAGGCGCGTTCAAGCGCTTCGCGGGGGGAACCGGCTGGCTTCGTTGCGGGGTTTGAGCCCATTGATGGAGCGCCGGTGATGGAAAGATTGGCCTTCGGGTTTGAACCGTTGGTCTTGGGTGCCACTTTCGCGGCGTTGTCGGCCTCGATCTTGGCGGCAATCTCGGGGTTGAGCCGGACCGCCTTTTCGTAGGCATCTGACAAATCTGTTGCGAACTTCTTTTCCACCATGTCTGTAATAGTGGGCATAAGCTCATTGAAATACGGGTGGTTGGCAGCGAAGTTGCTCACCTCGTTTAGCTGAGCGTTGTAGTGCTGCTGAAAGATGCTTTGCTCATAGGTCTGTTTTACCTGACCTACTTCGCCCTTGATCGCAGCGAGTTCCTGCGCCATCGCACTGATCTGCGTATCGCGCGGATCGGCCTGTTGCTGTGGCTGGCCGGTCATCGCGTTAACAACGGCCTGGACCAACTGTTGCGGGTCTACCTTTGTCTTTTGGCAGGTCTGGAAAAATGCCTGTACTGGATCAGACGCCCAAGCATGGTCAAGCTTGACGTAGTTCGCCATCGCGTCTTCGATCTTGACGCCGTATTGCTTGGCAAGATCGTGATAGGGCCGCATAGGCTGGAAGGCTTCGGCGTCTGTGCGGTATTTCTCAATGCCTTGCGTTAGCTCTGTTTCCAGCCGCTTGACTTCCTGCTTGACGACAGGAGGCAGCTTTGCCCATTCGGCCTGTGCAGGCTTGGTGAACCGTGACGGTGGAGCATCGGCAACGTCAATCGGCTTCAGTGCCGGTTCCGTCTGTAGTTGATCGGCTGTTGCGACCGGCTTTGCCGGGTCTGCTACGGCTGTTTTAGCCGTGAATTTTCCCGTGACAGGATCGCGATTATCTCCAACGTTAGCCGCAGGCTTTTCACCTTCCGGCGTGTCGACCGCTGCGAAGGCTTTGGTGAGCGCTTCGCGCGCTGATACGGGCGGTGCATCGCTTGACGGGGTTGCTGGCGTTTCTACTCCGGTTGATGGAGTGCTTGCGCCGGGGGCTACATCTGCAACAGCGGATTCGTTCGTGCTCGCTGGGTTTGAGCCAGCGTCAACGTCTGACATGATCGCTCCTTGAAAGGAAAAAGCCGCTCACCTTGCGATGAACGGCCAAGTTGCGAGACGGAGAGTCACCATCCATCCCGGGGAGGGCTGTGAATTACTAAACTGAAATCCCTACGCGACTGGCAGCCCTGCGGACGCTCTCGCGAATTGCTTTGCGGTCAGGTTTAGGGCGCGACGGGATTTCCTGGGTTTCATTGCCAACTTCATTGTAGCGCTCGCCTTCCGCATTACCGCTCGGTGAGTAGGTCCGGCGTAGCGCCGACTTGGAATCGTAAGTCTTACCGTCCACCATCGAACGGACAGGCTCGGTTTGATCCGAAATAAGCATCGGGCATGGCAGCCGCGATCTTGCTACATCTATCTGCTTGCGCGCGTAGTATTCTTCCGGCGGGACCAGTTCGCCGGTCTTCGGTTCTACTATCCAGCGCATTTTTAGTAAGGCTGCATCCCAGGTGCCTGCGCTGACACACCAGCCATCATCGGCAATGCGCCGGGCGGCATGCCAGGGGGTTGCCCCATCCCACCCCCGCCCTGCAATTTCGCCATGAGCTGCGGATTTTGCGCCAGAAGCGCCATGATCAGCTGACGCGGATCGCCAGCGCCGCCTTGCCCAGCGGTAGGAGGCGGCATACCGCCCATACCGCCCATTTGCTGCATCGGATCCATATCAAGCTCCTGCCGTTGTAATGTCGGCTGCCACCTTGGCGGCCAAGGCTGGCGGCATGCCAAGCCCCATCAGGTTCTTTTCAATCCCGGTCCCGGCTGTCATCTGCGCCACCAGTTCATTAGCGAGTGGAACAGGGAAACCAAAGGCAATCAGTTTTGCGACGACAGGCGTGCCGTCAATCTGCGTAGCAAGCTCATTGGCCTGAACAGCGCTCATGCCACGCGCCATGAAATCCATTGCGACTGTTGTCATTGGAATGGTCCTTGTGGCTGCTGTGGCATCATGGATTCAGCCATGAGCCGCTGCATGTCCTGTTCATGCTCCATCTTGGAGCGCTGCATTTCCATACCCGTCTGTTGAATTTTCGCCTGCGCCCCAACCTGTTCGGCTTGGCCCCTGACCTCTGCGGTCTTGAGCTTGATTTGCTCGGTCGGGTCCGGCCCCTTCGGCTGCATGCCCTTCTCGGCAAAGGCTGCCAGCCCCTGCACAAGCGTTTCAATCGCGCCTTCAAGCGGCCTACCGGCGCGGAAGCCCTGCGCCACGAACTTGACCACCTCGCCAATGAACGGCCCAAGCTGTGGAGCCTGCGCCACCATCGGGCCAGCTTCTTTTATCAGCCCGCCGATTGCTGTAACGAACTCTACACGGCGCTGCTTCTCTGCATCCTCGTCCGGCTGAATGGTGCTGTCAGTCTCAATCTCAATAACAAACCCGCGCGCCTTGTCGTCGCGCAGGAAGCCCATCACGTCCTCTATCGAGGGCGTCTTCATCAACTTGACCAATTCCGGCGGCGGCTGTTGTGGCTGGGCCTGTGGCATTCCGGGCTGGCCGGGCTGCTGAGGCGTTTGCGCCTGCTGCATTTGGAACTTCTGCTGCGCCTGTTGTTTCTGAGCGTTGCTCGGCAACTGAACCTGCGCCATCTCTACCATGGTCTGCTGCTGAAAGTTCTCCGCAATGATTTCAGCCGCGATGCGGGTCAAGTCCCGCGCAAACCGGATCAATTCGTTCTGGCGCTCCCTGATGCGAGCAGAGCCGGTCTGAGATTTTAGCTGTTGCGCGCCAAGCGTCTCGTTAGGGTCGGTCTGACCCCGCAGGATGTCGGAAATTCCGGTGATCTGGTAAACATCGTCGATAACAACGCGCCGCAGATCGACAAGGTATTTGATTATCTCAATAATATCCCTGACCGGCAGCCAGACTATCGCCTCCTTGAAGCTGGAGCCGCCCAACGCCGCAGCGCTTGAAACCGGAACGAGCGTGGCGCGATTGTCGGATGACTTCAGCGCCGTCTCTATCGCATCCGACAGTTCAGGTGCGCCGGCCGGATAGAAGCCTTTGACCCGCAGGGATTCCGACAAGGCCGCGATGCGCGCGGTATATTCGTTTATCTCCTCGATCTGGTCCTTGTACTGCCGAATGTCGGGAACAGGCTTCAGCTTGCCCGGAACTGTCGTTCCAAATGCAGGTCGCGGGCAGGGCCAGAAGTTCGACAGGTCAAGCCACGGCTCCTGCGTGTCCAGCTCGCTATCAAAATCCTCCACCACGAAATGAACTTTGCCGGAGGTTCTGCACCAGATTTCCCATACCGGCGTGCGGTCTTCCGTCTTGTCTCCCTCCGATTCACCTTCCCGTTTCTTCTTAGGAACCGCCTTCACGTCCAGGCCAAGGGCGGCCATGCCACCGCCAAAGCGCTTTTCCATATCTTTGCTGTTCAGCCATGCCCTGAACGCTACCCATTTCACCTCCCTCCAAGTGCGCGCTGGGTCGTGTGCAAAATCACTGGCCGTAAAATGATCGAAGGCGATACGCTCAACCCCTCTCGCCCCCTGATCGAGCCGGACCCGCGCGGTGCCCCGGCTGTAGCGCAGAAACTCATCCCTGACCTCGCGCATGCAGCCGTCAATGTCGCCCTGCTCAAAGGTCGTTATCAGGCAGCGCTCCAACAGGTCCGATGCGGAAGACGCCAACGGGTTTGTCTGTTTAAAACGCGGAGCCACGACCGGCACGGGAGGTCTGGCGTAGGTGGCTGGACGCAGTACCTCAATGTTTGCCCAAAAGATCGAGTATTCCCGATCCGAACTATCGGCGCGCTCATCCCGGCAGTACAGTTTATCAAGGTTCTTGCGCTGATCTGACCACTTGTCCTCTACCGCGCGCTTATATTCTTCCAGCCTTTCGTGCCAGTATTTTGCAGAGCGGGGAGCGGCTGCGTCTTGTTTCTGCTCCTCGTCCTCGATTGGTTCGGCCATTTCAAATCCTGATTTTCACGCCTGACTTGGGCTCTGGAGGCCCAGGCAAAAACACCTGACCGGGCTGCGGCTTGCGCTTTGGTGTCACCACTTCCTGCTTCACCTCTCGCCATGCCAGCGACATATACCGGAAGGCATCGGCTAAATGCGTGGTCCAGTCCCTAACCTCGTTGGCGGCAAACATCTTGCGTTCATCGTCCCAATCCCGCCGATATTGTTCCAGCGCAGCCAGGCCGTGTTCTTCACAACGAGGATGGAAAACCGCCGTCCGCAACGTCATGCGCGAGGCATTGATGCCGTCAAGCTTCGACACGTTGCCGACAAGCCGTGGGTTTAGACCATGCGCCTGCATGGCCTCCAGCCGCGTGCGCCCTCCGCCCCACTCCAAAACCTTTGCGTCATGCGGAACGAAATCTATCCCGGGTTGCCAGCCACGCTCCCGACAGACCTCAGCGTAGTGCTCTACTCCTGCCCCGTGGTTCGTATAGCAGTCGATGATGTGCGGAACGCCGCCGATGACCTGGAACCACCAAATACTCGTATCGTCTCGCGTGCCAATGTCCCAAGCCTTGTGTACCGGCTTATCGGGCTGCGGCTCAAATTCCCTGATCCGGCCCGAGCTGCGTACAGCCACCATTTCACGGGCATAAAACGCGCCCAGAATCGCAGCATTGAACGAACAAAGATATTCCTGCTCGAATTGCGCCTGCCCCACGTCCTCGCCATAGAGCGAAGCATATTCCAGGCGGGCTTCCTGCACCTGCTCCGGTGTTAGCGCCTTGGTGTCATTGACCGAGCTGATTTCCGCAAACCAGCGCGGGTTGCCCTTCGCCATGTCGTACATTGACTTGGCGTGATTGCGGCCCCGGGGCGTCGTGATGAACGCTGCCCAGCCGTTATTCTCCTCGATCATCGGGCGAATAAAGCCCCAGGCCGAAGGATTGGCTAAGGCCCATTCGGAAAATACAATACCCGCCACGCCAGCACCAACGAGGCTGTTGTATCGGTCAGAGCCAACGATCTGCCACGTGGACCCGCAGCGAAGTTTGATGAACATTTGCTGTTCATCCTTGCTTTCACGAATCTCTGGCGGGAAAGCCTCGTCTATCCTTCTTTTGCCGGTGTGCGGATTAACAGCGGTCCATAACGCCTTGCGGCCCTGCTCGTACTCCGGGAGACAATGCCAGTAGGAGGCCACCCGCTGGTGTGCCAACTCGCACGTGGCCGAAAGGGCTATCTCATCCTTACCCCAGCGGCGGTGTGCTATCTCAATGGCGCGGGCGCGAGGTGTTTTAACAAGATATTCATGCAGCGGCCGCTGATACCAGCGTACCCGGCGCTCAATCTCTAGCGGTTTCATAAACCGTCTTGAACACGACCGGCCCGCCGTCCGCCCCCGTGTGCGCCACTGCCGTCAGCCTTGGGTGCATATAGGCCGCCGCATCACGCGCACATTCGTGTGCCATTTGGCGAAGGCCAGCCGCTTTCTTCACTTGCGCCAGCAACGCCTTAAATTGGTCTTCTGGGCTGACCTGCTGCCCGCTTGTTTCTTCAACGGTCAAGCCTTCTAGGACAGCCTCGGCATCAAGCGCGACCTGTTGGAAGTGGCGCATATTGTCGAGCATAACCTCTAGCGGTGTCTTGCCATCGGCCAACGCCCGCTCGGCAACCTCTCTCGTTCGCTTTGTTAGCGAGCCATTCTTTCGCCCAGCGCCGTCCCGCTTACCTCCGCGAGACACTTTGATTTCCTATGATTAACATAATCGGCCCAGAGCGTTTGAGGCTCTGCTCCTGGAATGAGAATGCTGCCCGGAGGCGGCTATATGGGGATTATCTGAGGCGCTTCTCGCGCCACTAGTAACTTGAATCTGATTTGCTGGCAGAGCGCAAGAAGTTTCTTGAAATCGGTGGGCACCCCGAATCAGGTAGCCACATCACGCCACCGCCCTCCTATTGAACGTCTGTTCCGCCGCGTTGATCCAGTTCTGAGCTATCTTTTTGTCAACCCAGCCAGCGCGGGCCGCATAGTCCCGTAGCCCACCCAGCACGGCCCGTTCAATCCGCTTGTGTTGGAAGCCTAGGTCTTCCGCGATTATCCTGATCGGCCTTTGATCGATCACGGCGGCTATGACGCATTCCATGGTGTGGTCGAGATGGGATTTACGGCGAATGGACCAGTGCTTGGCCCAGGCTTGATATTGCTTGACGGCGTGTGCTGTCGCTGCATTCCAATCTGGACGCCGCCCGCCGGCCACACGCTCCATGGATAACGGCCTGAGCATCAATGCCCCTGTAAGAGCGAACCATGCCCGCTCAATTTCCTGTGCGGCCATCAGCTCCTCGCCTTTGGCTGACGCCTTCTCGATCAAAAGAGCCATCGGGGAGCCACGTAGCTTTGCAACAGCCAGGGTGTTTTCACCACAGCCAAGATAGGCATTGATCGCCTTGATGCGCCTTTGCTGGTCGCTGTCGTTTAGGACTCCAGTCGCCTCGAATGCTTCCGCGAGAGAGATTGTCAGGCCGCTTTCGCTCTCCAGCCGTGCCGCCATTTGTTTCCTACGGGCATCGCTTGCTCTCGCGCTGGTATGATCCAGCCGTAAATGTTCGATCACCACGGGTTTTTTCTCTTTCGACACTGCGATTGCTCCCCCTGGCATTGGATAGGCCCTCAAAAATGTTTCACGTGTGTCAATTCTCATGCGGTACGTTGAAGAAATCCCGGAATGCTTAGATCGATTTCCTCTTTTGGCTTCCGCTTTGCCGCCAGCACGGCGTCGAGCTTAGCCCGCGCTTCCTTGTCGAAGGCCTGCGGCGCTTCAATAGGAGACGGCGTTTCGTTTGCCACCAGCAAGTTTGCGCAATCTGCGTATGGTTGCTCTGCGGCTTGTTCCGTCTCCGGCTGGCGAGCGAGCGCGCCCGTAGGGAGCGCCGTAGCGAGTAAGCCAGCCGTGTTTGTTTGCTCCTGTGGCTTTTCCACAGGAGGGGGTCGCGCGGCTTCTTGCTCAGAAGAAGTTATCTTTCTTATGTGATTGGTTCCCGGTAGCTTCGTTTTCGCTTGCGATCTCGCTTCGTGGTTTGCTTCGATCTCGCTTTGCGGCTCGCTTCGATCTCGCTTCGATCTCGCTTCGTCTTGCCCCCGTTTTATCGCCCGTGAAATGCCAGACCGGACTCCGCCGTTACGGCCAGCCAAGGTGCGCTGCATGACGGCGCGCTCCGTCTTCTCACGTTCTGCGTCAATCCGCTTATGAGTGCCATCGTCCAGGAAGTAGGATTCAACCTCCGATTTGATTGTCTGCCACCGCTTTAGTGGAACGCGGGCAATCGTGGCGCGCCCAGGGGCACCGTCAGGCAGCTTACCGTGCTGCCAGCAGTGCAGGATGAGCAAGAGGTATGCCCCATGTTGTTCTGTGGTGAGGTGTCCAGTGTCGCGGAGATAGTCCCCCGCATAGAACGGCATCCAGGCGCGGCTCATTGCAGCGCCATGCTATTTGAGGATGCAACGAACATGGTTTCGGGCTGCGCTGTCATCGTCTCGCCTCGCTCGCTTCTAATGTTTTAAGAGCTGCGGCAAGGCGCTCTTTTAGAAGTTCAGCCTCACCTTTACGGAAGCAGAAACTTCCTTTCATCAAGGTATGTGGGTTAGCGCGATCAACGATGATGCGCAGCGCGTCGATTTGTGCGCTGAGTGGGATCATCTAGCAGCCCACGTTTGAGATGTTTCCGGTCCGAGTAGACCATCGCAAAGAGGTGTTAGAAGTCCACTTTCTATCGCTTGTTGTGCAGAGCGCGGGCCGCAACGCTTCCCGCTTGGCTCAAAGCAGAATAAAATCTCTGTTTCGCCGGACTCCTTAAAGCGGAATGTCTTGCGGAGCGATTGGCCATTTTTACAGCGGGCGATGACGGCAAGCACTCGCTTAGGTAATAACGCCTTCTTTGTTTCGTCCGCACCTTGTTCGGTGTTGCTAATTGCACCTAGGTTCGTGGGAACGAGGAGTTGATTGTCCATCACACCTCCCCCTCGCCTATCGGGACCGGATGAATAGAGGGCTTGGGAAGCTTCGATGTTTCCAGCGCGGCGCGTGCAAGCATTAGGCGAAGCTCAAGTTTGGATGGTTCGGCCAAGGCTTGCGTGATCGAGGAATCAATGCAGCGCAGATGTGCGGTCCGGTGGTGCTTATCCAGGGAGTAGAAGCTCATGGCTGTTCGTCCTTCAGGGTGAGAAGGGCGGTAAGCTCGGTGAGTTGCTTGTCGAGTTCGGGGTCTACTTCGCGCTGCGCGCCAATCTTCCTGATTGCATGGAAAGCCGTAGAATGGTCGCGTCCGCCGAAGCGCCGGCCGATTTCCGCAAGACTGCCTAGCGTCATCTGCTTGACAAGGTACATCGCGATATGACGTCTGTGGACAACCTGTGCAGTACGTCGATGCGAAAGAATATCGTTGACGCTTATCTGATAATAAACCGCGACGGTTCGGATGATGATGCGGATCGATGGGCGCGCTTTGACAAGCGGGATTTCATCGCCTAATGCTTGTTCGACACGATCCCTCGCCAGCCTGACTTGGGCGGCAAGAGTATGCAGCTCATCCTGTAGGGCGATAAGCTGGGCCTCGCGTGTTTCAGAAACAGGCGCGACAGGTGGGGCGATGGGCTCCGGGAGAACGACAGTTGCAGGATCCGGCGTGGGCGCGGGTACATCAGCCCGCATAGGAGGGGTCCAAAGTCTTTGGTTGGCTTCCTGCCAGTTGCGGTGTTGCTGAAGCTGGTGTTGTCCATAATCTGACATTCTTTCTCCCCCAACGCGTTAGTGTTAGGTTTCACGATAGGCTTGTGTTTGTTTGTTCCGTCTGTGCGGTCATCGGTTCGCCCGTTGCTTGGCCGACGCTCACGGAAAATACTCAGGAAGGTCTTTGATCTTGTCGTAGTAAGCGACTGCATCCTCTCTCGTTTTAAAGGTTTCAAGGCAGCGCCATGTCTTCAGACCAAGCCAATCTGTTCTCTCCTTGCAGAACAAGGCGAATGGCCACGTGCTCGGGCATGAGTCGCTGCGGTCTATCTTGAAGCGTGCGTTTTCCTCGCCATAAATCCCGTTCATTCACCCCTCCCCGTTATCCTCGCCAACCACAACAACAGCCGCCCTAACCACAAGCGCATCAGTCCCGGCTTTCGCTTTGGTGATTTCAAGCTCATGTCGATAAAGCCGTGCTTGGCGCTCACACTCGGCTTGATAGGCCATGCGAAGGCGCTGATAATTGAACGCGGTGATCCAAGCTGGTTTTCGGTAGCGCAAAGCCCAGAAGGTGCGCCACGGCACGCCGTACCTAGCCTCTAGCCGCTGCCATGCGTTTTCGAGGTCGCCGGGGCCGCGCGCTTCCGTGCGCGTCAATGCTTTGGCCCATCCAGCGGCTTCATCAACAAGAACAGCGTCGGACATGGGTTCGTCCTGCAAAGAACTTTTGCACACTTGCAACTCTCCCTCTGCTTTGTTTGCTCGCGATGAGAAACAACACAGAGGATTTGGAATCTTACTCGTTTGCCCCGATCAGCTTGGCAGTGGATCGGGTCGTGGAAGGCTTAGGCTTTACTAGAACGGCAGCCGGTGGAACGGCTGGACGCGGATACAACGTGATTAGGTTTCCGAAGAGGGTTTCTTGCGCGTCACGCGGATGCTGCGCAGAACCGTGTGCAAGGTGTCCATCTGCTAGTTCTCCCGTTCCGATTGCTGAGGCGGGATCACCAGCGAGGTTCCCGAGTGGGAGTTGTCAAAATATCTCTTATGCCCCCTCTTAAACTCGCAAGGATTTGATAACCTTGAGCCCACCTTCCTTACCCGAGATGGTAGAATTGTCTGGTAGGCTTTCCCCGCTATGCCGCCGACGTTGGTACGGGGCGTGTTATGGGGTGCGCGGGAATATCGCTCGTCGAGCCCTTCGCAGTGCAGGACGATGTTGTATCCGGCATCGATCACATCGAGCCGGTCGGAAAATCCCTGATACGTTTGTACCTTTACATCGATCACACCCCTATCGACGGCAGCCCTCCCGAAAGAGTGCTGGTGCGCAAGGTGGTGATTTCCCTGGACGACATGCCGAAAGCTGTCAGGAAAACGATCCGCTTCATGGCCGACCGGGGGATAGAGATTGGCCAGCGGGATTTGTCGAAGCTGCTGAGCTGAGGTCATTCGGCGGCCACCGTGTATCCAAGGAATTGCGCCCGGCTCAGGCCGGTGACTTCTTCGATCTTTTCCCACTGTCTCTTTTGGGGCTCGGTGTCGCGCCGCTCCCATCGAGAAACCGTCAGCCCATCGACGCCAAGCCGGTCACCCAAGGCTTCTTGCGAAAGCTTTGGGAGCTGCGCATCGCGCCATTTCCGTAAGGGGTGATCTTCGTCTGCCATTGCGCCGCTCACTATACAGAAAATGATGGCTGGCGCAAGCCCCATCATCATTTCGGTAATAGTGCTTTAGTCACAATATGTTGGCACTATTGGCACATGGCAGGCACCACCAGGATCGGCCCGCGACGGCCTCGGAAGGTTTATCTTCAAGAATGGCGGGAAAGCCGGGGCCTTACCCAGAAGCAGCTAGGCGAGCGCCTGGGGGTCACTGACATGACCGTTTCCCGATGGGAGCTAGGTAGGGTGCTCCTCAATACAAACGTACTGGCGGCCTTCGCTGAGGCCCTGGGCATAGAACCAATGGACCTCTACCGCCACCCAGATCATCCCAGCGCCGATGCCCTGCTTCGCGGGCAGACGCAGGACGTGAAAGAACAGGCTTTCCGGCTGATCGAAGCCATCAGAAAGGCCAATTAGCGGGGCTTTCATGCCGATCATCGTCATTCTTGGCTTGATCGCAGCTTGGTATTTCGGGCTTTTTGAGAGCTTCCAGGGCCACACCTACCGGGCCGAGGTAGGTTATTTCCAAGGCAGCGAACGTACCTGGTATGTTGGCCGCGACAAAAGCCGCGAGGCCTGCACTGCCGAGGCTACGGCGCTTTACAATTCCTATAACCGGGAATCGCCGGGCCGCGCCTTTTCCTGGGCTTGCCGCAAAATGCAGGGTGACCGGTTTTTAGACCGGGTACGCTGAGCAATTCACAACCTGATTCTTCTGGAAATTACGTTTCCATTCAATAGGTTGTCATTCCTATAACATTTTTTGTCTATACCCTATTGCAACTGCCATCATTTTCTGTATAGTCAATCCCGACGCTGAGATATTCAGACGGGAGTGGAAGATGGTGACAACGGCCTCCACGGCAGACGGCAGTCTCACCACTGGTGATCAGAAGCCCTCAATCGCGGCGCGCAAGAAAGTTTATCGCGCTGAGCGCCGTAACGATTTCATGGCCGACAGGCGCACGGTAGCGCCAGTTCATCGCAAAGCCTTCCGCTGGAAGGGAACGGCAGCCGTAAAGGAAGCCAGCACGCCGCCGGTTTCGTCAAACAAGCGAGACCGTTCCCCTCAAGCCGAACAGCGCCGCAAAGATCGCAGCGTCACGATGGATTTCACTGACGGCGTGAATGGCATCAGCCGCGCGCTTATCAACCACTCACTGCAAACGATCCAGAAGAAAAAGCCCAAGCGCGGCTGGGCGGCTAAGCGCAGAGCCACGCCATGGAAGGACACGACGACTGACAAAGAGCGCGGGCGTCACGCTTGGTTTCGCAAGGCAACAACCTCAGCGCCCGGATCACCAGTCGGACGAGAGCCGAGCAAACAAAGGGAATTGTCCCAATGACCTCTCTTCCAGAACTCCCTACCTTCCATTTTATTTCCTTTTGTCAGCCAGCAACAGCATCGCGTGGAAGGTCAGAAGGCTTTTACGAGCTTTCCATGGAGCAGTCCTGTCATCGCCCGCAACTGCTTCGCGACATAGCGGGAACGCAGTTTGAAGACATCGACAAGGTTTACGAAGCGGCGGATGGAAAATTTCATGACGTAACGCTGGAAACCGCAGAAGACGTGCTCGCCCTGGTGATCGCAGACGGCGGCGATGTTCCCGATGAACTCCGGTTATGGCTGCAGGAAGTCATTGGAGTGAATGCGGTGGATCAAGCATTGGCTGAACAGCTGATGGAGCATGTGTGATGCCACGAAAGCGAGCTAATCCACATAAAGCACCCGTTCCTAGAGAGCAGCATGGGCTTTCAAAAACCAAAGAGTTCACGACGTGGTGGGCGATGAAGCGGCGCTGCACTGAACCGACTGCGCCCGATTACGCCCGGTACGGCGGCGCTGGCATTACGGTCTGTGCTGAATGGATGAAAAGCTTCCTTGCTTTTTATAAGCACATCGGGCCAAGGCCGTCTGACGTTCACAGCCTTGACCGCATAGACAACACAAGGGGTTACGAACCCGGCAACGTTCGCTGGGCCACGCGCGTCCAGCAGGCCAATAATAAAAATAACAATCACATCGTTGAATATAAAGGCGCGACGGTAACTGTAGCTGAGGCTGTTCGGCGAGCTGGCTCTATCATAAGTCGAGAGACAGCTCTCTGCCGCCTCAAAAACGGTTGGTCACCAGCTGCAGCCGTAGAAACTCCGCTTCTCTTTAAGCGCGATCCGTTAACCAGACGAAGGTTGGCGGTGTAGCCATGTCCCTCAAATCCTCCATGACGTATGAGGCTCTTATAGCAGCGAGCATATCGTTGCTGGTGGAGGCTGTGGTTGTTCTTATGTTCTTTGCTGCTTTGTTTGTTTGGGTGGTTTTGTATTTGGACCATCAGCGGCATCACTCTGATCGCGGTCCTGCAATTAGCGTCTCTGAGCAAGGTGCAGGACGATGATAGAGCACCCACGTGAACTAAACGCCATCATCGAGAGCGCCCGTATTACCAACGATGACCACGGGCTACTGTCAGCATGGCTGACGCTCGACTACGGCGGATCGGGGCAGGGCTTTGGTGGATACTCGCTGTATCTACCGAAGAACTGCACGCATCACAATCCGAGCGGGCCGAACTACGCCGGACATTTTATCTGGCGTGTCATGGAAGTTGCTGGCGTATCGGAGTGGTCGCAGCTTCCGGGGAAGACCATCCGCGTAAAATGCGAACATACAAAGGTTCACGCCATCGGTCACATCGTCAAAGACGATTGGTTTGATCCAAAAGCTGACTTCGAGCGCATGGGAGAAAAGACAATCCCATGAGCGTCTTCAAACAAATGCTGATCGACAGCATGGAGCGCCACTATCCGTCCGCGCCCGGCTGGCAGCGCCATTCAGACACCAGCCATGCCGCCGCACAATCCATGCGCCCGCATTACACGGTGCAACAAAAGAGAATTGTGGATTTCCTACAAGGGCAGGGCGTGACAGGCGGCACCTATACGGAAATCTGCTCCGGCACTCAATTAAGCGCGCCATCTGTCTGTGGCCGCATGGTCGAGTTGGTGAGGGGCAAGCACGTCATCAAATCCAACGACACGCGCGCAACGCCATCGAACCGGCAAGCCCATGTCTATCTTCACAAGGATTTTGCAGGGAGGGAGCAATGAGACAGTCAGATTATCCTCTTCCAAAATGGGATCATGAGATAGCGCCGTATCTGCACGCAATCACGTCGCACGCGCATTGGCTGTCCTATCACGGTCGCGGCGTTATCGCCGGGCTGACCATGCTTCCCGCCCGTCCGCAATGGCCAACGCAGGCAGAGGAAGCCTTGCAAAAGGTTGAACAGGAACTAACCGCCGCTCTGGAATTAACGCAGGAAGCGCGGCGCAAGTACGGCGAATTGCTGATCCTGAGCGAAGCAGCGGAGTAAGTATCATGAACGTAGCTTTAGCCGAAATTGGACATAACAAACCGCCGGAAGCTCTCGGCTTCGCCAGCGATACCATGATCTTGCTTTCCGATTGGATGAAAGAGCATCCGGTCATTCAGACCGCGCACGACGCGCACGAAGCCAAGAAACTGCTGGACAGCGCAAAAGCTACTGCTGGCGACATTGAGGCCGAGCGCGACGGCAAGGTGCGCCCGCTGAACACCGCCATTGCCGACATCAACTTCCGCTACAAGGCCGTCCACAACACCGACAGCAAAAAACCTGGGCTACTCGATAAGATCGTAAATGAACTGAAAGCCCGTCTGACCGCTTTTGTGAAAGCAGAAGAGGCCAGGCGCGAACATGAAGCCGCAGCCAAGCACCATAATGCCGAGGAAGCCGAGCGCCTGTCGCTTGAAGCTGCCCAGCGGGAGCGCGAGGCAATCGACAATGCGCGCGCCGGAGAGCTTGGCGTCGATGTAACAGCGGTAGTTGTAGAGGCTGATGCCCTTGCTGCCGCTCATGCCAGGGCCGAGCGCGAAGCTGCCAGAGCTGACCGTGACGCGCACGTTAAGATTGGTGGCGGATGGGGCCGGTCGGTTTCATTGCGAACCAAAGAAACGCTCATTCTGACCCACCCCATGGTCGCAATTAAAACGATGGGCGTCACAGACAAGATTCGTGAGGCGATCCTTTCCGCCGCGCGTGACTACAGGAGTGAGAAAGGAACACTGCCAGAAGGCGTTGTATCTCAAACGATACGGGAAATTTAACCAGACACCACAAGGACAAGCACATGAACATCGAAGAAGCATTCCCCTCTAAATACCTGAAAGCCGCCGATCTGAAAGGAAGCAGGACAACGGTGAAAATGGATCGCGTCGAAAGCGACACGGTTGGCGATGACAACAAAGTCATCCTGTACTTTCAAGGCAAGGAAAAAGGCCTCGTCCTGAACGTCACCAACAAAAACATGATTGTCGATACCTACGGCCCGGAAACTGAAGACTGGATTGGGCAGCCGATCATTCTTTACGAGGCGATGGTGCAGTACCAGTCGAAGATGGTCCCGGCCATCCGCGTCATGGCACCGCCACGCACGCCGACACGAACTGCACAGCCAGCGGACCGCAACCAGGGCGACCCGCGCACCAATGACGACATGAACGACGTGCAGTTTTAGCCATGGAAAAACCCGCCGCCTTCAGCGCGAGCTATTCTGACTGGAAGGTCATCAAAGGCCGCAAGGTCATTCAGATAATCTTCGAAGTCCCGATGGAGGCGGCTGGCCATGCCTACAATGTTCTAGGCGGTATGCCGAACTTTGGCGCGGATGAATGGTTCGCTATCGCGCGATTACAAAAGCCTGAGAAGGCAAGCGAATGAGACGTGAGTTTCCAGCCAAGGTTAAAGCAGCAGCTCTCAAACGCTGCATGGATGCGAAAGGTATTCCGCATTGCGAAGGCTGTGGGATCGAGCTGACGGCCGGAAACACCGCTTACGATCACGACAAGGCTGATGGGTTAGGCGGCGAGCCTTCCCTGGATAACTGCAAGGTTCTCTGCATCAGGATTTGCCACAAACGAAAGACCTTCGGCCAAGACAATCCCCGCATGCAGAAAGCAGACCGACAGCGCAAAAGCTCATTCGGGATTAAGGCAAAGGCCCGCTCTTTACCTGGAGGCAGAAATTCCCCGTTCAAAATCAAGATCGGTGGGGGAGTGGAGAGACGATGACCGAAACAGAAACAACATGCGCCTTCCTCTCAGAACTCCCCTACGTGGCGCTGGGGAGTGGGGCGTGACTGAAACAATCCTAATCAAAGGCGAGCGTCACGTTGTCACACAATGCGGGTCATGCGGAGTTTGGCATACCGTGCCGGAAATCGTTTTCAACTCGCACAAACGAGAGGGCGGGTTTCACGGTTGTCCAAACGGGCATCAACGCGGATGGGTCAAGGGCGAAGAAGAAATTGAGCGCGAAAAAATCCGCCGCGAGCGCGACCAACTAAAACAGGACGCTGCCAGGTTGGCGGAAGAGATCGCCTCAGCAAATGCACGCGCTGAAACAGCCGAGCGAAAGGTACAACAAGCCAAGAGACGCGCGGTAGCTGGTGTCTGCCCGTGCTGCACCCGCACCTTTGTAAACGTGCAGCGACACATGAAGTCCAAGCATCCGAATGTTGTTCCGTTGGAACAAAAGGCGGCACGGCCATGACCACCCATACCCCAGCAACACCCGCTCTTGGTGGAGAGGTGCAGAGAATAGATGCGGACTTGAACCGTCTCGTCGCTAATCGCGTAGGTGCAGTTAGGAACGCTGAGCAAGGTGCCAGGAGAGCAAGATGACAAAGCCGAAATTGAAACTGCCTTCAACAGCAACGGGGCGCCGCAGGCTCTTGAAGCTTGCCGATCTGCTTGAAGCGGATGCCAGAAAGAAACGAGGCATCAGCTTCAATTTAAACACAGTGGGGACAACTATTATGTGGCTCGATAGCAGAAAGCCCATTGCACTAGATTGCGGCACGGAGGCTTGCGCTATGGGCCTTGCTGCAATCTCAGGAGCCTTCAAGCGCCAAGGGTTGTCCTACAAAATAATTGGCCGCTTCATCGAAACAACGCTCAACGGAAGAGTGCAAGGCTACGACAAATCGGCGATGGACGTATTCAATCTCTCCATGCAAGAAGCTGACTTTCTTTTCACGCCATGTTCATACCCCCAGGAAATTCGGCTTGGTGCGCCCGCCGAACGCTACGTCGCAAAACGCATCCGTGATTTCGTTGCCGGAAAGGCAGCGCCAACCTGACCGCCCCGCCGCCGGCAGCAACCACCAACCTCACGTGAACTGGATACTCAATGTCTGAACAGAAACTAAGTCTAGGGGGGAAGGGAGTGGAGGCGGGGCCTTACTACGCCAAGGACGGCCTTGTTTGGAAGCACCCTATTGTAAAAGAGAACAAAGGAGGCGGCACGACTATCACTATCGGCTTCCCCATTTGTGAGCCGCACGACGCTGTAGGAGTAGAAGCTGCGGAAACCATTGCGGCCTTGATGAACCTCGGTGACGCCGCGCCTGCCATGCAGGCGGCGCTCATCTCAGCTCGACCGTATGTCGAAAGCGCTGCCGACGACGCTCTTCCCAATCCTGCTTCCGAAGCACTTGCGTTGCTGGACGCCGCTCTCGCCCTCTCCCAATCCAAGGGAGGGGCGAATGACTGAACCAAATCTTGGCGAGCCTTGGGCATTCATCGCTCATAAGAAGGGTTGTTTAGGCGGAGTTGCCGCAGCGAACCTAACTGAAAAGGAGCTGCGAGAATTTTTGGGAGATTTTGCAGGCAGAGGTTATGCGATCCTCACGGTGCACAGCCGAGACGAATATAGCGCCGCTCTTATGGCTCTTGCCGCCTCCCCATCCCCCGGATCACCAGCTCAGAGCAAGACGAGCAACGAGGACGCCCTCGCAAAAACGGAAGGCGGCGTTTGATGGCCGAATTTCACCGTTCCAAATTGCTGGCGCTGTCTGATGTCGAAGTCGGGAAGCTGTTTAAGCAGTTCATCGGCCAGATCGACGATTGGGCGAACAAGCAATGGTCAGACAAAGCCGAATTGATAGTGGGGCTTTCTTTTATGGCGTGCGCTCAATTGGTGAAGCAGGCGCACGACTGCAACGCTAACACGCTCATGATGACGCTAATGGATGTCACCCTTGAAGGTGGTTCGGCTGGCGATTGGAAACTGACACTCAAGCAGATTAAGCCGCCGTCCTGCAAATCTCCCCGCCCCACCCACCCCAGAGGGGAAGTGAAATGACGGATCTGATCGAGCGGCTGCCTCCAATTATTTGTTCGCAAGGCGGCATTCCGTACAACAAAGCGCACCTTGACGCCAAGGATGCTCGGATAGCCGAACTGTCAGCCGCCCTCAAAGCAAAGGCAGCCGCCCTCAAAGGGGAGCGACTTGCCGACGCGATAGAAATCTCTGCGCTCCACGAGCAAGTTAACGCCGCCGAATCCCTACTCGCCTCAGTAAGAAAGACGGCGATGGAGGAGGCAGCGCAGACTGCGAACGCGGCGAACAGCGATTTCCACGACGAGCAGAAAAGCATGGACTATGTGTTTGGCCACGCTGATGCCTGCGACAAAATAGAACGCGCCATCCGCGCCCTCGCTTCTTCCTCTCCCCCAAGAGAAGGGGAGGGAAGTATTAAGCCGGAGACAACGGCCTCCGCGTTTCCTAGCAGTCTCACCACTGGTGATCAGAGGGTGGAGGATGCTCTTCTCGCTGCGCTGCTAAATGTTCGAAAGATTATCTCAGAAGCGGCGCTGACGGGGTTCAACTGTAACGATGGCGATTGGGTTGATCGCCTCTTCTTCAGCCAACAGAAAACTAGCGCCGCTATCGCTAGGGCAACAAACAAAGCCCCCGGATCACCAGTGGCCAACTCTCCGAGCAACGAGAGGTCATTGTCCCATCCCTCCTCCCCAGACCCAAAGCAGCAAGACCAAAGCCGGTGGCTAAACGATCTACTCCGGGCCGCCGAAGCATTCCGCGGGGCGATGGTTGAAAGCGGGGCGCTAATCCGCACGCCGCAGAACAAGTATTTGGCGCAATTACGCGCGCTCGAATGCGCGCTCAATCCGCTGAATTATACTTTCCCGCCAGACCCAAAGCAGCAAGCGGGCGGGCCGGAGGGGTGGCAGTGGGTGCCGAAGGAGCCAACCAAGGAAATGATGAACGCCGTTTGGGCGGTCGCGATGGCAGAGCATTATCCAGTCTTTTCTCCTGAAGCTTTATGCAAAATGCACCGCGCCATGCTCGCCGCCTCTCCCCCGCCACCAGGATCAGCAGCGGGGAGTGGGGAGAACCACGTTGCAAACTCAGTCCAAGAGCAAGCAGCGCCTCGTTCCTCAATGGAGGGCGCATGACGGATTTGCTGATCAAACGCAGCGCCATCATCTCGGATTGCGGTCTATACCGTTACGAGGCGCGGCGCATTTGGGATGATAGTTTACCGCCCTACGTGTCGGGGATGCTCAATCCCTCTATAGCCGATCACGAGATAGATGATCCGACCGTAATTCGGAATTGGCGGCGCGCGGAAGTCAACGGTTGCGGCTCCTTGATCGTTTGGAATCTGGGGGCAGGCCGCGCAACCGACCCCAATGACTGGAAGGCGATGGGTGATCCTATCGGCCCTCAGAACGATTGGCACATCCGCCGCATTCTAACCGAGTGCCGCGAGCGCAGCGGGATTGCCGTAGTCGGGTGGGGTGCGCACGGCTCATTTATGGGGCGGGACCGTAAGGCCCTCAGCATTGCTGCCGATGTCGGGGTGACCTTCCGCTGCCTTGGCACCACGAAAGATGGGCAGCCTCGCCATCCACTTTACATCGCGAACGCACAGCCTCTTGTCGAATGGAGACGAGCAGCATGACAACGAAACCAATTGAGGAACGCGAGGCCGGCTGCTTTGCCTCTGAAAGACCAACGCAGGTCTCCCCCGCCTTCGCAGAAATGGTCGAGGCGCTGAAGGTTGCGGAAGATACGATCAAAGGGCACTTTCAGGACGATTGTGGCGATTGTTGTGCTGCACTTGCAGTGATCAGCGCCGCCCTCTCCCGCTCCCCTCAATCAGCGCCGGTTAGGAAGGTGGGGGAGGAGGAGATTGCGCGGGTGATCGCGAAATGGCGGTTCGAGACGATAGCTGCATTCGACGAAATGACAACAACACCAAGCAAAGTAACGGAGCCGGATAGAAGCCTAGCCCGCGCCGTCCTTCGTCTCCTAGCAGAAAGGGAGGGGTAGATGCGCATCACCTCTGAGACATGCAAACCGTGTTCGCCGTGCGCGACTTACTCAGCGGCATGATTGAGAATGGGAAATGAACCACACTGGTTCCTCACAAAGGATGGAGACGTGTCTTGTTACTCGCTCTTCGAGCGACACTATTCATCCGTCAAGAACCGGAACCGTAAGCAGCGGCAGTTCGTCGGACCAGGAGAAAACATCGTCCTCAGAACAGCGCGAGCTGATGCCATGTTCGTCTGGCGAAAATATATCGACGACACAGAGCCGAAGCAGAAAGGCATCGAGTGCGCGGTGTTCCGAAACGAGGGCGAAATCCTCTCGTCCGAGCTTATCCGACAGGCTGACGCCGTTGCTGATTGCGCGTGGCCTGGTGAAAGGCACTACACCAAAGTCAATCCGCCGGCAGTTAGGAGCCGAAACCCGGGCTTCTGCTTTATGGCCGCTGGATGGAGGAAATGCGGAATGACAAAGGGGGGATTGTTAATCCTCGAAAGAAGCACATACCCCCGCGCGACGGACGCACCGGCCAAATAGAAGGATGAAGGAAAGATGAAAGAGTTGATCGCCAAATTAGAGAATGCTCACGGACCAAGCCGAGAATTGGATTGTGCTATCGCGGTTGCTGTCGGCTGGTTCGTCGCTCATCCCGGCCAAAAGTCCGAGCCGGTGGATTACGTTGATGTGCGGCAGCCCGGCCAGAACACTTGGCCTGGTTACGGCGGCGATCAGCTTGTCCCACGCTTGACAGAATTTATCGACGACGCGCTGACGCTGATGCCAAAAAAGTTGCCTGAGCATTCCGAAATCAACATCAGCATCGAAGGTGACCGCTCTTTTACGAGCGTGTCCATCGACGTGCGTGGAGAACATTCGATGGCCGACACGGTAGCGGAAGGCTCGGCGTCAGCCCCAGCCCTCGCCATCTGTATTACCGCGCTGAAAGCTAGCGCTGCCATCTCCGCCGCAACCACGCCCGACGCGCAGGGCAGGACGGGATGAGAAAAATGAGCAGGTCTGGATACGTCGAAGATATGGAAGATCAGTGGCAGCTAATCAGATGGCGCGGTGCCGTGAATCAAGCAATCAAAGGTGCTCGCGGCCAAGCCTTCCTGAAGGAAATGCTTGCTGCCTTGGATGCTCTGCCGGAGAAAAAACTGATCGCCGGAGAACTGGAAGAAGATGGCGCGGTGTGCGCGCTCGGCGCTGTCGGAAAGGCACGCGGCATTAACATGGAGGGGCTTGACCCCGAAGAGAGCGAAAAAGTTGCTGCGGTCTTTGGTATCGCTCCGGCCCTCGCGATGGAGGTCGTCTACATGAATGACGAGCGTTGCTTCGGCACGCCGGAAAACCGCTATGCGGAAATGAAGGGATGGATAGAAGCAAATATTTTGCCAGCCCCCATCGAGGCAAAGCGATAGCTGCGCATGGCCAGGAAGGGATGAGAAGATGGTAGACGACGAACTGACTTCTGAAGGAACGCGGTTGGTGAAAGCGTGGCTTGGTGCACAGGACGAGGTAGAGCGCGCGAAGTCGCGTCTTAGAAGCGCGGAGTGCGATCTGGCAAACACGCAGAAAGCCCTCGCAAAATGGATGCTGCCGGAAGACGCGAAGCCAGGAGAAAAAATCGCCGTTTGGTATGTGGATTCGCTCATCCAGGTAGAGGTGCCGCTTCAGGGACACATGACCATACCTGTTACAATTCGCAAGCGAGGCAGGAGCCTTCATGCTCGCTGACCAAATCGAGGCAAAGCGATAGCTGCGCATGGCAGATGAGCAAGGTCCGGTGAAGAAAAGTTTGTCAACTATCGGCATCGCGCCTCGGCTCCTGACGCGGGAGCAAGCGGCAGCCTATTGTCAAGTCTCGACCGAGATTTTTATTGCTCGCTGCCCGGTACGCCCTGTGAAGATGGGGGAAACAGTGCGTTCACACCGATGGGACATCAAAGAACTGGACCGATGGCTTGACAGCCTCTCCGGCGAAGCCCCGACAATCGCCTCGAACGGTCAACAGTGGATCGATCGGCTCGGGGGAACTAATGAGGGTGGTCGTGCGCGGCGTGAAACAGTATAGGTCAAAAGGAAAGACCTATTGCTATCACCGGCTGACCGGCAAGCGCATTGCCGCCGCGCCAGGAACAGCAGAGTTTTTTGCCGAGATCGAAGGGCTGAACTCGGCAACAAAACTAATCCTGCCGCGCGCTGGCACCCTCGGAATGCTGCTCGGTAAATACCGAGCGAGCGTCAAATTTGCTGAGCTAGCGCCGCGCACGCAAGCCGACTATCGCCGGATCATGGATTGGCTGAAGCCGCTGGACACAATGGCGCTCTCAATCATCACACCGCCGTTCGCCGCAGGGTTACGCGACAAGGCCAAGGCTGCACATAAATACCGTTTCGCCAATTACGTTCTGTCCGTGCTGTCGGCGGCGCTGAGCTGGGGTGCGGAGCATGGCCACATCGATACCAATACGATCAAGGGTCACGTCAAGAAAGCTCCACGACCCAAGGGCATGCCGCAGCGTAATCGTCCATGGACAACGGATGAGCGCAACACTGTTTTGCAAGAGGCACCGCTGCATCTGAAGGTGCCGGTGGCCATGATGCGATGGGCTGGACTGCGAACCGGCGATGCACTGATTGCGCCAAAATCATCCTTCGACGGAACAGCCATCGAAATCAGGACAGGCAAAACCGGCCAGCTCGTATGGCTCCCCTGCCCGGTTCCACTAAGGGCGGTCCTTAAGGCGGCTCTCACTAAGCATCCTAACGCGATCACGCTGGCGACGACATCTAGAGGGCGGCCTTGGACCGGCGGTGGCTTCCGGGCTTCTCTGGCGAAGTTCCTGGGGAAGCTGGTGGCGGCGGGGCGGATCGGGAAGGGGCTGTCACCGCACGGCCTACGACATTCCATGGCCGTCGATTTGCGGGAACTAGGCTTTGATGAACGCACCATTGCCGACTTCCTCGGCCAATCTCAAATTGAAACGGCTCGCGGCTATGCTCGCGGTGCCGATCTACGAAAAAAGATGACGGCGACGGTGAAAAAGTTAGACATCAGCTTTAAATCTGCAAAGAAATCGGTAGCGGGTTAG